ACCCTAGATGCGTTATAAGCGACATGAATGGGCGCTCCAAGAATTGGCGCACCCTTCGAGAGCGGAGTGACAGTAATCCCAGTCGTCCCTATAGCCGAGGCAATCGGCCTCACGTCGAGGAACAAGTCCCCCCACTGCTTCACGGCCCTTATGTCTCCGCCATCGAACTCATTCGTCGCTAGAATCCCCCGTATCATGGTTGTGTCGTCATTGTGCAGGTCCTGTTGCTGATAAATCTGCCCCTGCGCGAGCACCACATTTATCGTCCCTCCAACGAGCAACTTCGCCGATGGTTGGTAAGGGATGGTAATGAACCCAGGCTCCGCAACCTTCTGCGGGATGGTGTGCAGCGCCGATACCATGTACATATTATCGTAGATGTCTACGCTCCATGCCTTGCGCTTCAGGTCGCACACCAGCGTCACATAAGGCCCGCCACCGATGGGAGCGTAGAGCGCATACAGGTACCCGTTGCAGTACTCCAATCTAAACTTGCTACACTGTTGGTAATCAGGTGGATTAATAGTTACTCCATTGTAACTATAAGCCTTACCGATGACACCATCCTTGGGGAATAGCGTTGACAGGTCCGCATCTGTCAGCGACCCTTCGCTGCTCGACCAGATACCATCCGGTGCCCACCAGTAGATATTCTTGCCATCATTACAGTGACCAAACGGTGCCGCGAGTCCCCGCTGAAACGGTTGCTGCACGAAGGCGTACCGTTGCGCATCATTTCCCTGCTGGAAGTACAATCCCCACCAGCGGCTGCTCGATGCGACGAATGAGATACCGTCGATAATCTCACCCCCGAGCAACGGCTCAGACGGCGGGCATAGCTCCTCATTGTATGTATCTGGTGCTGCATCAGGAGCGTTGCTCTTTGAGAAGTAGATATTTCCAGGACGTAGAGTGTCACCGCAAGCAAAGACTGTCCCATTCACGTCCGGTCCCCACATATAGGGCAAGAACTGGTTGGCAATTAGGGGCTCCTGGATGATGCAATTAGGCCCTGAAGGTTGGATACACTCATCGAATTGCAGCAGGAAATTCGCACCGCTAATTAATGTCGGGCGAGTACGTAGTGTGTACACATTTTCGCTAGCTGTGAAGCGTACAAGTGTGCCGGGAAGGTACGATGTGATGTCTTCGTCAGGAGAACTGACAACTGCCACCGTTCCAGCAAAAGACACTAGAAGGCTGTTGTTAGGGTCGTCAACGCTGGGCCATGGCTCGAAGTTATCGAACTGCAACTCATCCCCTGCGCTGATAGCCGCGTCATCAAAGTTGTCGAAGAACAATGGGATAGACCCAAGTACCGGATTCACCGACACTTGACCGACAAAACGCCATGTCGTGATGGAGCCCCCATATCGGTATATCCACCATGTATCAATCTGAGGGTCATAAGGTGTAGCACCATTCGGGATATACACAAGTACCTGCCCCCTGCGCGGGCTCACCCCATAACGTGTTTCGGGTGATGGATTGCTGCGTACTCCTGTGGTGCTGGAATATCCAATGAATCGGTACCTTAGGGGCGCGCCGACATCCCCCACGTCTACCTGCGACCCCCCTGAGATATAGATACCTCCAACCTGTACGTTGACGTTAGCCGAGCAGTTAATGAGCAGTTGGAACTTCGTAAGCGTCTGGAGCGATTTCGTGTCGTCATTCCCGACCCTAGTTAGCTGACTGATAGGGAAGAAAATCTCAGTCCATTGGTTAGAGCCTGTTGCAGATTGCGCCCCTGAGAAGGTCTCGCCCTCATTTGCGGCGGCAATAGCCTCTTCTTCATCAATGATGGCTCTCTGGGCGACAGTCTGAGCAATGGCTAGCTGAGTCACGGCATTGTTGATGGCCTGTGCCAAGTCCGCTTGCCTGATGGTGTAGTAGAAGAAGTTCTGCGAGAAGCTGCCATCTCCCACATCGAGAAGGAACTTCATCTCCACAAGGTTCGTAGGGTTGTCGATGTACACCGATAGGTGTAGGTAGTCATCCGACTGATACGCATTCCCGCTACTTGCGAAGGTTATGACTGGTACACCCGTGGCTGTACCGATGCCTGTTGTGACCGCGAAGGAGTCCGATGGCGAAGTCAGTGTGTAGCCCGTATAGTTAGCGCTCGAAAGCATCATCTGAATTGCCGAAACACCTGTGAGCGCATCAGCCGTTGTGTGATTGCTGGTCGTCGAGGTCTCGATAGCAATCGCCCCATTCGGACCCGTTGTGACCGACCAGACCATACAGACTTCCGTACCAATCTTGATGAGCGCACCCCTGCGCAGCCCGGAGATGAACGTCGTCGAGTAGATAGACTGGTCAGGTAGAGTGTCGCTGCCGATTTGCGCGGGTGACAGCACACACCGACCTGTGGTGCCACTGAAGTAGTAAATCTGCTCAATGGGGATGGAGCCTGAAAGTGGGGGAAAGACATCTATCACACGCGCAAGGGTTGAATCGCCACTGTGAGTTACAAATAGCATCATGTACTTCGAATACGCCACAGATGAGCCGACTTGCAGCGTGACAGGTACGGGATTTCCTAATGCTGGGCTTCCTGCCAAGGCGTAAATTGGGTCTGTAAAAGACGCAACAACCGTGTCGCTGATACGGCTGCTTGAGGTAATTGTCCCTGCGGTCCCTCCAGCAGTTAAGGCAGGCGTACCATGCTGCTCATACATCGGGGAGCAACCAAGCCCGGCGTTGTCCCACAGCATCGCTTCTGGTTGAATCTGAGGCTCGGCAATTCCCACCTTCTGCTGCATCACAGTCGTGCCGCCAAGGTCGGGAGCCGAGAATTTCTGGTAATCAAACCCATTCGCTACGTACATCCAAGGTACGGTGGACTCATTGGGGCGAAAGGGAATCATGGAAGCCCCGTAGGAGACTCCAGCACCAGCTAGTGTTCCCACCAGTACTCCAGTAGTAGCACCATTACCATCTAGATAGATAGTGTCATCAGCTCCACGGGATAGAGTACGTACCGGATTATCCGTCGCGAGACTCCCGAACACCAATGGCTGGTAAGTGTTGATGTCGGTTGGATACTGTCCACCGAGGCTGTAGAGCGCGGCAATCCCCGGACGGGTACGTGTGCTCACATCGGAGTAGGCCCTCACATTGATGGCCAACGCATACTTCCCCTGAGACATCGCATCAGGTTGGGTATTCACCTTCCAACCATTGAATACGAATCGGAATCCCTCTCTTGGGCGACCAAAATCCATGTTACTCCTCCGGCCCGCCGAGCGAGTTGGTATCAGGTGTCATAATCGGCTTCATCTGCTTCTCGCTCCGAGCGAGGTCGTAGATGGGCTCTGTGAACTCGCCAATCTCGCTTAGCTTCAGGCCATATAGCGAGGCCTGACTCAAAAAGTGCTGCAACAACTGATTCGTCCGCGTGAATTCCTCTCCACCCATCTTGAAGGATGCAAGGTGTTGAGCGTAGTCCAGAATAGCATCCATGTCATCTCTACCGACTTGAAGGTAGTCACCATTGCTCGTGGGCATCGGCGCATTCTGGACTACCGTGACCAGAAACGAGTAAGGACCATTCGCATCTGGCGTGGGTGATAGAGCGAACAGGTTGAGCCCTGCGTAGTACACATTCGCAGGCGCGCCATTCGCCAGAGCCTCCCACGTCGTATTGAACGCATCAGCCGAGTAGATAGAGTCGATTTGCAGGAGTGTGCTGCCTAGCCGTATGGCCAACATGGCTGGAGCCTTCTGGAGCAGCTTCATCCCCATACGGTAGCGTTGCTCACAGTAGGTAGCTCGGGTCATATCCTTCGCATTCGACTCGCGGGATAGCAAATCAGACAACGCCCCCCACTTGACGACATCAGCCCAGTCATCAGGGATGAGCAACTGAGTAGGTGTTGTAGTAGATACAGTAGGTCCAGCGTTGATGGTGAGCACTTCATAAGTCCCACCATATCCAGGGGCTCTGTCGGTGTCGAAACTGATAGGCGGCTGTGTAGACCTAAGGTACATCGCCGGGAGTCCTGGAGGCAGCATCGGGTAGCCAGCAGTGAACGCTTGCATCGACCAAGCATCCTCATCCCAAAGTACCGTTGGCGAGGCGTTCGCCGCAGGCAGATAAGCGACCCTGCGAATGTCGATAACCGAATCAGGTAGGAGCGTCCTGACACTCAAGGCTGGGACAGTCTGCTCACCCACGGTGCATCCAGTCGTCGATAGAATCTCATCCCTACGCCGCCACACAGCGGAGGTGAAGTCTGCCGCACTAAACTGTGATGAGCCCGCCCATGGGTTGATGCCTGTCGATGGCTCTAAGAGGTGATACTCCATCTGCTGATACACCCATACGTCGGTGAGCGTGTAAGGCCTCAGCGTGTTTGGCATCTGCGTAGCGTTTGTGAGGTCATACCAGCGATTACTAGCGCTCGCAACGAAGGTGAAGTCCCCGCGCCAGTAGGAAGTTAGGGCATTCCAAGTTCGTAGGGCCTCAAGGATGTACTGCCCAAGCTCAGCGTCCGTCCAGAAAGTCTCGGTCGGGTCGTAGAGTCTCTGCGCTAGCTCCTGCCGCGCTTGCACGTAGCTGATGTAGTTGTACGGGGCCATTCACTTGCTGCTCCGCTTCTTCCCTCGTTTACCGCGCTTCTTGACGACGCCATTCGCAGCCCTAACTGCTGCGCCTTCGGATTCTCCACGCTCTAGCATCGAGTTCGCGACATGCGCCCACTGACGGCTAGCCTTACCTGAGCTGGCCTTCTTCGTATGGCGCTTAGCGTCGCTCGCACCCCATGGCATGGTTACTCCTCGCCCTCATTTCGGAAGCCATGGCCGGAGCGTAGCGCATGATTGAAACGCTCGCACATATTCTCCAGTGGCTCATACTCTTCATTGGACGGTGGCATAATCGCCCGACGCCTTCCACCACCTCGCAAGGTCTCCTCGGCGTCGAACTCCTCCCAAGGCTCCTCACAGTGAATGCGCGGCGCGAGGAATGGTCGCTGAGAGGCAATCTCACTCGGGTACGCTTTGTCTCGAATTCTGCTCCATGCGGGTCTAGGTCTGTATGCCATCACTTACCTCCTCCCATAATATGCACCTTCAACCAAACGGCGAGAAATGTCCATGCGCCTACTAGAATGTAAGCGGCTCGCTCCAGCCATCTAAGCCTGCGCTCATGGTCAGGCAGGTCCCTCATCCGTTCCTCGATGCGAGTTAGGCTCTTCAACACTCGCCCTTCGAACGAGTTATCGTCGAATGTCACGGGTTGGCCCCCTAGAGTGTTGGGTCCGCGTTGGTTGTTGACCAACGGAGTAGTACGGGAAGCCATACGGCCACCTCTCTTGCGCCAACTTGAGCCCCAATGAGGTAGAGAAAGTTGAATAGCCCAGCTTTTGTATGGATGGTGAATATCTGTGGCCAAAACTGAGAGGCAGCAGTGTTCACTAGTAGGGCGTTAAGTCCTTGCTTCGCTGATATTACCAAGACATTTTTCAGTTGCGGATTCATCACACTCCTTCCCCGGACGAGCAGTACTGGTACCCTATATACATCATATTTCGTTGGGTATCCAGCACTTATTTTGCCTCCTCACTGAAGCGTCGCGCTCACCGCCCCCTGCGTGGCTGTGACAGTCGGGTTGCCTACGGTGACGGCCACTGACTGAGGGACTTTCAGAACGACGTTTGGGCCAGTTTGAGCGGTGCCACAGTTTGCTCCAGCGAGGTTGCAAAGTTGAATAGAAGAGATACTCGACCCTGCCGCTGGTGGCTGTGGAGCGAACCACCCCGTCGTGGAACTTTGCCAGATATACACAGCTGAGCCGACAACACAGATGCTCGGTGTGGTTGGAGTCGCAGGGCAATTAGCTGCAAGCGTCGTTCCCGCAGCAGCGCCCAGAAACACAACTTGGCCCGACTGTGCGTGGACTCTTGACAAGGAACTCCCGATGAACCCTGAGAGACATGCTACTGCTATTAGTACTATCCACCTAATCATGGGATTATCACCTCTCCTCCATTTAGGATAATGGTACCCGCGAGAATCGTTGCTTTAGGTGCTACTGCTGGTGGAGTTACTGTGTATACTGCGCTCGCCACACTCGAATCAGATTGTGCGTTCAGGCCAGCAACGGCGTACTGCGTCTGCGAGGTTGTCACCGTGAAGTCTCCACAGACAGTGGAACTCGCCACACAATTCGTGCCGGAGTTGGTGGTGATGGCCGTTCCTGTCGAGCATCCGGTCCCTGCACCATTCGTGACTGGAGGATTCGTGGTTCCATGGCAGATAACTGTACCCGCTGTCGTCGAGACAGTAACGACGATTGGCGTCGTAGATGTCCCACTGCTTGGAGTGAACGTCGGCGTAACCGCCACAATTCCAATGCCTGAGAGCACTGCGGTCTTTGGTGAGGCTCCGTCCGCTCCTGAGTAGGAGATACTGAGCGTTGCCGAGCGCGACCCGCTGGCCGTTGGCGAGAATGTGACGGTCAGGCTGCAAGTTCCACCCGAGGCCGAAACACTGCTCCCGTTGCAGGTATCGCTGCCCTTCGTGAAGTCCCCGGAATTTGTTCCCGTGATGGACGTTGCTACCGATGTCGCGTTGCTGCTGGAATTGTTGGTCAGCGTGAATGTTGTGGGCGAGGAGGACGAATTGACATTCACAGAGCCGAAGTTCTGCGAGGTTGGCGCAAGGGAGACACTGCCGCCGCCTGCCCCTATCGTGAAGCTGATGAAGTCCACGCCGACGTTGTTCGCCTCGCTGCTATTCACCGCCGTATTCCATTGCCAGTTCTTCGCGCCGCTGGTTGTCGTATAGGTGTGGCTGAAGATGTTGTTCTGGTCAATGATGGATTCCGGCGTTCCTCCTCCGTTGATGGTTTCCCCGCCGAACCAGCCGCCGTCAAAGTAGTTCGTGGCGTTCGACGATGGTTGCGCCACCGAAGCCGCCGTGTTGAACGCAATCGGCCCGATGGCAATGGTCAGCGCGTTTGTCGCTCCGGGATTGAACGAGAAGGCTGATGCGGGGAGTGTGTTCGTCGTACTGGAGTTCGAGGATTGCTGGCTGCGCGTGTTATAGGTGAACGAGCCGACGAAATCGTAGAAGAAAATCGTCGCATCGCCGGAGCCTGTGAAGTTCACGGTCTGCGTGTTGGTGGTGTTGGCCGCCGCACCTGTCTTGTAGAACTCATAGGAATAGCCGCCAGAGCTCGTGCAGTTCCCGGCTCCGGTATTATTCTGCTGGCATTGCCCGGCAAGCGTCCAGGTATTCGAGCCGGAATCGGTGATGCTATTGCCGAGGTAGTTGGCGGCTCCGGCTCCGGTCATCACGAGCAAGTCATTGCTGCCGTTGGGAAGCTGGAACTTCGTAGTTGAGGCAGATACACCCGATTGCGAACTCCACGACATCACGCGCTGGAGGTACGGCGCGGTCGGGGCGCTGCCTTGTGGGGATGTCGAAGCCGCAAAGTCCGCTGCATAGACGATGTAGGTGGAGGCACTGCCCATCGTCATGGTGGGCGTGACGGAGCCACCTGTAGACACCTGCCATTCAGTGGCGCAACCGTCTTGATACTTCGTCAGGCCCAGCGTGAAGCCCGAGCCGGGAGTGAACGAGCCTGAGGTCATCAGCGGCGTGCCGGTACGGCAGAACATGGCGTACACAAGGTCATTCGCTGAAGTCGTGAGCGATGGCCCGGTCATGGTTGTGGAGCTTGTCCCTACGACGGAGTTGCTCGTCACGAGCGGGGAGGATGCCGCAATGTTATAGAACTGCGCGACATCGGCCTGCACTTGCGTAACAGCGGTTGTCCCGAACGTCACCGTTACTTTGCTCGCCCCGGCGGTGAGGTTGGGCGCGTAGCAGATACCCAGCATCTTGCTCGAACTTGCAGATGATGAGGTCAGGCACGTCCAAGTATCGGATTTGTCGTCGGTGGCCGTGGTTGTCACAGCGGTCCCGTTCGCATACTGGAATGCCGCAATCCCGAAGTTGCCAGCGAGTGTGCTTTCCGCGAACGGCAAGCAGTAGGAATAACTGGCGCAGGTGCTCGTCGGGATGAATCCGCCTCCACCGCTCGCTCCCAGCGCCACACTCAGCGTCGAGTTCTTGCCGGATTCCGAGACGAAGCCGGGGGTCTGTGTGGTCTGCGTCAACGGATGCGGGTAGGTGTAGGGTGTGTAAAAGGCATTCGTCCAAGTATTGGTCGAGGTGCATTTGTCAAGGTACTGGTTGGAAACATCCCACCAGACAACGCCAGTCGTGCAGGTGGCTGGCCGAGCTACCGCATTCGCTGGGCAGCCGACTCCGGTAGTTGGTCCGCATCCTGTTCCGCCTGCTCCGGTGAACGCTCCCGCATGGTCCACATTCGGGTATTGGTTGTAATACTCTGTGTTCTCGGTGACGCGGGCAGGGCTTTCATAGGTCTGCCAGAAGTGGTTCGTGGCGTAACTGTTGGTGTTCTGCGTGTTGCCCCAGGAGTAGGTGGGTACGAGGGTCTGGTTGGGCCATGCGATAGTGCCCGTGCTGCTGTTGATGAGCGATGGAAACGAGCCTGTGAGTAGCTGCCCCGCTCCGCGTCCTACTTGGTCAATGCACGCATAACCGCTAGAGGTATTGCTGTTTTGGTCCCAGTTGGAGCCTGTGCCGTTGAATGCTGTTCCGCAGTATCCCCAGCCGTTGGGGGTCGCCGTCTGCCCATAGGTAGCATTGTCGGCCCGCACTTCCTGCTCGCGCAACATGGTCACAAAGGCTGTTACCGTGTTGCCCCAGAACATCATCGGACCACTTTCGTAATCAACCAGGAAAGAAAAGCTGTTTGTATTCGGGCTGTTGCTATAGGTGAAGGCATTCTCGTAAGTTTCCATCGCCCGGCAGCCGCGCCGCTGCGCTCCAGAGCCTACGCCATGCGTTTGAAGTTGCGTTCCGTACCACAGGATGTTGTAGCGCAAGACAATCTTTCCGCCGTAGTCGCAGTCGTAGATGAACGATCCCGTGAAGTAATTATTTTCCAGAAAAACAAAGTCGCTGCTTCCAAAATTCTCAGCGACCGTCCAGATGATATTCGCATTGCCATCGGTCCCATAGTTGGAGATTTGGAAAAAGTTGATATTTTCGCCTACCGGAGTCTCAAGATAGTTGTGATCGAATACTCCTCTTATCCCGTCAACCTGGATCGTATGGTCGCCTGGAACATTCTCGATAAAATGATTGTGATCCACGCGAACTGCCGTCGATGCCCCCGTGAAATTTGTTGCTCCATAACGGGCAGTCCCCGAGACGGTTATGGAAAAGCCAGTAAAGCGGAACGATTTCCCCGCTGCTGTCGTGACGGAAAAAGTAGAACTGAGGGCGATGTTGGTGTTATCGGTAGCCGTGCATGAGCCGCCGGGAGCGCACGTTCCGCTGGTTGTCGAATTGCCCTGAATCGTCAGCGAGTTCGTTGGAGAAATGCTCCACGATGAGGACCACGTAGTAGTTCCGCAGGAAGGCACCGCAATGATGTCGCCATCCACTTTGCTGGCCTGTTCGGTTGCATAGGCCGCCTGCACCTGCGCGAGCGAGCATCCGGCGGCATTGTAAGTGGCTTGCCCGAAAACGCAGCAGGGCCAGAGGAGCAGGAATGGGATGAGCCAGCGTATTTTCAATTATGTTTCACCACGACGCTAGAGTAGAAATAAGGCCCAATCGCACGATTTTGCGTGTTGCCCAGCGTGCCCCACGTCCAGGTTGTCGAAACCGACGAAGTGGAATTGCCGTAATAGTCCACCATGAATCCACCGTCCTGCTCGAAACCCGAGCCAGAGTAGGCGTAATATGATCCAGAAGTACCAAGGGCTGCACATCCTGTGCCACCTGTCGCATTCGGGCAACTCATATTGTCACTAGCCCATATCCCGCCAGCAGCAGAGGTCGAAACGGCGCTGGCCGTATCGTAGTCCTGGTTGATATAGCTCAAAATCACGCCATTGGTCGTGCTGGGAGTGATGGAGCCGCCCGAAACCGTTGTCGGCGGATTGGTTGCGGAGTTGCCGCTGTTCAAAGTGACATTTCCAGCAGTCGAATCGTAACCGCCGGAGTTGCCTATATCCACCGTCAGAAGGAACATATACGATGGATTGGAAGTGAAGTTGATCGTGAACTTTTCCGTGCCGTTGCAGGTAGCTGAATCGGCGTGCCACCAGCGAACAGCGTAACCGTCCCCAGAACTATAGACGTTGGTGAGTCCTGTCCAGGAGTTGCTGTTGCTGTCCGATCCGATGCTGGTTGTGTTGTCAGTGGAACTGCTCGCTCCCTGCCCAATCAGTACCCACAGATCGTTTCCAAAACATGGGAACTGCACCACGAAAGTCGTCCCCGTGAACGACGAGGATTGACTGTATTGCGGGGCGTTGAACGTGACATTATTGACATGCACGCCGCTATAGGTTCCCCCATTGCTCGCAGCCTTGAAAGCGATTCCCACCACGTTAGCGCGGGTGACTGCCTGCGAAACGGTGATGGATGGCGTGATCGCGGAAAGGGCAGCGTTGGTGGCGTACTGGCTGGCGGTCCAGTCTGTGCCCGCCGCGTCCACCAAACTGTAAGTTGGCGCTGTCCCGGTCTGCGCGGTGAAAGTAACTGACGTGGCGGGCTTAGAACTGAAACTCACCACATCCATGAATGTCATCACAAGATCATTCGACAAAGTGGGAGTCATGCTGGAGCCGCACGCCGGAGCCGTCCCGCTTGTGGCCGTGCCTGAGCAGGTAACATCCACCGAACCTGTGCCCGACGCGGTGCTGAGATTGTCAAACTCATAGAGCTTAACCTGATTGCCAATCACCGTCGCTCCAGTACCGAGCGTGAATGTTACAGTGACACACCGTGAGGCATGGACAACTGGGGCACTGTAGATCGCTAGTGTTTCGCTTCCAGCCGTTTCGTTCTTCTGCAAGGTATAGGTATTCGAGGAGGAGCCATCATCGGTTACGGAAGTGACGTTCCCCGTAGTTGATGGCGTGGTGAGCCGGACGATCACAGTGTTGTTAACCTGCGTGGTATTTGCAAAGCAGGTGACTATGAAAGCCCCATTACTGATTAACGGCCCCGTACTTTGCACATCCGAGGGAGTAGCTTTTACCTGCACGAGCGTGGGGATGGACGGAGCGGCGGCTATCGGAAACGACGCGGTGATCGTCTGGCTTTGGCCCATCACTACCGAAGCCCACAGGAGAATTGGAATCAGTCGCTTCATCAGAATGTGTACTCGATAATTACGGCAATGCTCGTACCCGTGAGCGTCCCGCCCATCGCCGGGTCAATGCCCGTGCCCGTTGTCCAGCTTGCGTTCGACACCGTCCCGCTGGAACTGTACGCGTAGCTGTTTCCGCAGGTCAGCGCCCCAGAGAGAATCGTTGTGCCCGTTCCAGCCGAGCCGAATGTGGGATTGACTGTCGTGGTGTTGGAGCCGTTGTCGCTGCGGCACTTCACCGCCGTAATCGTGCGCGTCACGCCGGAGTCGTTGTAGCAGGTGTTGTTCACCACTGCATCGTCGCCGGAAGTGAGCGCGTGCGAAGTTCCCGACCCGCCCCATGCTTCCGTGCAGGAACCCTTGGAATACTGCGCGGCAAGTTGCGTGGCTGTCACGGTGTTGTTGGCCATCTTCGCGCCCGTGATAGCGTTTGCCGCGACGGTAGGATTCGGGTAAGAACCTGTTAAGTCTCCGCCAGCCGTGCCCGTAGCAGGCTGCCCGGTCTGCGGATTCTGAAGCTCAAAGTTCGTTCCATCATAGATAGCCGTCGCTATCGCTGTCGTCGTAAGGTCGCTATTTGAGAGCGTCGCGCCGCCGATTTTCACGATGGTGATAGCCGATAGGCCATTCACCGCGAGTGTCGGTGTCGAGTTCGTGTTCGCCGCCGTGGGCTTCCAGCGGACGGTAAGCCCTGTGGTGTAGGAAGTCACCGCAGGAGAGAGTGTCACGGTCTGCGCGTTTGCCGAGCCGCCACCTGCCGCATAGGTAATAGCGTCGATGTCGGTACGGGTAGAAGTTGTAGGCTGCGATGAACCATTTGAACCGACGACATGCGCGTTGGTAGGATAGCTACCGCCGTTGATTTTCCCGACCGCAGTAACGAGCGAGCCCAACGAATTGGTCATGTCACCCGAGAATGCCGGGACCGCAGGAGTTGGGAGTGTCGTGGTTGGTGTACAGGTCTTGGCTGTGGAGGCGTAGACGCAAATCTGATTGGCTGAGGGCGTAGCGACGGTCTGTGTCACGTTCGCTGTAGCGATGCCCGTATCGTCCTGCTTGCCGAGGGTGCCGTTCCACTCCACGAGATTAAGCGAGGCTGGAGCCGAAAGGAACCACGGGAGGTAGGAAGTGTTCGTCCCGTTGCCACCGACGAATCGATTGTTCGTAGAATCATAGCAGAGCAGCGCCGCAGTCGTCGGAGCACAGGCCGCACTCGACGGAATCTTAAACGAAGCCGCCGCGCTCAGGTCGAAGATTGCCGACGCGCCACCAGAAAGTGTATGCGAGGAATAAGTGAAGTCGCCAGCGCCCGTCGTTGGAGCCCCACCCGCGCCGCCACCGAATACGATGGCTCCAGCCCCGAGCGTTGCGGATGAAGACTCCTGCGTCGTGCTACTGAAGTAGGGGATGCCACCCGAGTTCACCGTTCCTGTAACCGTCAATGGGAACGAGGGTGTGCCGCCACTCGATGTTGAGCCGCAGGTAAAGCCTCCAGCAGCCGTGAAGTTGATGTGGTTGCCCCCACTGTCCGCGCAGGATGTTGGCAACGCGCTGAGCATTGGCAGTATCACGCTCCACCAGTTGCCGGGGGCTGATGTGGAATCCTGGTAGACAAATGCCGCCCAACCAGGAAGCACGTTCTGTGTACCACCTAAGGAGCCGCCATCGATTTTATCCGCCGCATTCGCTTGCAGCGTCTCGTTCGCGGAGTTGAAGTTTGCGGTGACGAAGGGGAAGTTCGATGCGGTGTTACCTGCCACCTGAGGAAGCGTCAACGTCGAAGTCGTAGTGCTCGATTCACGCTGAAAGCTGGCGCGGTCGCTGTAGACGAGCGGGTAGTTGCCGCTCAAGAGATTTACTGAAACTCCAGCAGGCGCGCATGTGAGGTCCACTGCCACCGACGCCGTGACGTTGAACCCGCACTGATAGAAGCCATTGGTCGATGGCGACGTGACGAGGTTATAGTTGCTCGCGCCTTCAGCCAGCATGAGAGAGTGAGGTGCAGGGTTGCTTAGGCCGCTGCCACCATGAGTTGGGGTGAGGGGGTCGGCTAGTGTCGTTCCCCATGAAGTGCCACCCGCCACGATGGCAAATCCCGAGCCACTTGGATAGACCATACCACCCGGAGGAGGTGCGCATACACCATCACTCCGTAGGAAGTTCGTGCTTAGATTGCAAGTCCCACTCCATAGCCCAAAAATATCCGCCGCAGCCGCGACGGTGAATGGCGATGTAGCATTACCCTTGATGACGCCGCTGAGAGTTGTCGCACCTGTACCGCCAGCGCCGACTGGAATAGTCGAAGCTGCCACGGTCAGTTGCGGGGTTGTCGTACCATTGGTCACGGTAGGTACGAGCCACGTTGGCCAGCTACCGGAAGGTGCTGTAAACGCTGTCACCGACCCCCCAACCGCGCCGCTCACGGAGCCCCATGAGGTGCCATTCGAACGGCACCACGCTTGGAATGAGCCGCCACCCGAGGTGCAATCCGTTGTGCTCTGACCATCAGTGACGATAAAGACCGCGCCCAAGTTGGTAGAAGCAGTTGGCAACGTCGAGACCTGACGCGTGTTCAGGAACAAATTTGTGAAGTGCAGCGAGTTGGTGCCAATGGGTACCGTGTTGTCCGTTAGCGGTGCGATGGTAATCGGCTGGATGTTCCCAGTGATATTCCCAGCGCTGACCGATTGTAGACCTGTGGTATTGATGCTCGGTACGCTACCCGCCGTGAATGTCGTCTGGTCCACGATGGTCGTCGTGGTGACGGGCACGAAAGCATTGATGCTGCTCACCCCGGAGATGAATACTTGGTCTACGGAGCCAGGACCGGAGAGTCGAGCGGTGCCCCAGTAGGCTGTTCCGGTAGGCAGCGTCGGTTGCGCGATACTGGCGCATTGGGTAGTGCCGTTCAGCGTGACGGACGTGCTTGCCGGGCCAACTGTCGTCGCGCCGCCCGTGCCCGCCGCTGGATTCGAGGTTGCGTCCCATGCCAGAACACCGTAGGTATAGGTGCCAGCAGGAGGGAAGCCTGTGCAGGAAGTCGTGACTGTGACCGTTGGAGCGACCGCTGGCGTCGTAATCTGCCCCGCGGTGAGTCTCCCACCATTCGTCATGGCGAACTGCATGCCGTTCCACTTCCACTGGTTACGGTAGAGATTCTCGTAGACGACACCTGCGAGTGGAGGATAGCCGATGCCACCGTTGCAGCCCAAGCCCATCGTGAGGTGAATTCCACTGTAGGGATTGGCGCTATTCGTCTCAAACAGTGGCTGAGTTGAGGTGCCGCAGCCGATGAAGTTGAATGCCGCACTGCCAATGGTGGCGTTTGTTACATCGAGGTAGGGGGTAGATGAACCACCAATCAAGTCTGCGTTGTTGGCATAGTTGATGGTGAGTTGCGCGACCCCGTATGGGTACAGATTCGCCTTGATGGGCGGCCCTGCGTTGCTTTCTGTTATTAGGTCGTTAAAGACCGTCGTGTTGCCGAAGTTCCCTGAGGCTTGACCGCAACTGTCAATCTCCATAGTCCCGAAACTGTAGGTATGGTTCGTATTTACGATATAGGGTAGCGGTGCGGCGACAAAGGGATAGTAGTTCGGCATGCCGCAAAGTGGCTGAAACTGATACACGATGCTTTCCGAGAAATTTCCCCCTCCATTGGACCAGCCGCCGTAATTGAACGAGTGCTGGAATCCAGCGCGGTCGATGATGGGATAGCTGTGGATGCCTCCATTGACGTGGAAGTTGTCGGTGCGGAGCGATACGGTGCCATCACCGTTCATCTGCTCGTCAATCATCACACCGGACTGGTACGCCCCCTGAGGGTTGAGCGCGAAGTCTTTTAGGAAATTCGAGCTGGCCTGCTCGGGCTCGAAATAAATCATCGGGTAGGAGTTACCCTGGCCGCATCCGAGTGCCGGACCCATTTGGTAGAATGTCGTCTGGCAGTTCGTCGCACCCTGTACTGCTGCACCTTGGATAGCATCTCCCTTACCCAGCATGATTGAGCCGTCCATCCAAGGTTCGGAGCCGAAATCAATCGTCGTGTTGCCTGGGCAGTTCTTCGGGGCTTGCGCGAAGTTACCTACGAGGTCTAAGTTCGCGATGATTGGGAAGTAATTGTACAGCGAACCTGTCGCGGGAACGATGATATGGCCACCATTCGATGCCGAAGAGTTCGCTGGGAGTGTCGCGCACGCCGCGAGGATGTTTGGAAAGTTGTCGTGCCATGCCCCTGCGCTCGTGACAGCATTCGTCGAAGGATTCGCCAGTGTCAGCGTGGTGGTGCCACCACCCGCCGTGATAGTGGTATCCAGCCATTCGTTGATAGCCGTCGTTGGGGCTGTCGAAGGTGCTCCCAGGTCTACGCTCGATGAGGAAATGGCCCAGCCACGGTCGATGAAGTAACCATCGTTGCCTTGTGCCACACCGACTAGCGAATAGTTTGCAGCGTTAGCTGGAAGTGCGCAGGAGCCACCGTTGCAGGCATAGACGAGATGGTTCTTCACCGCCTTACCGGGTACGAGCGAAAGCGTGCCTCCAGCGCCCACGTTTGTGACACCAGAGCAATTCAATCCGAACGTGAACGCTCCCGTTGCAGGAGCAACCGAAACTGTCCCGTTGTAATGAGAGTCGGAAATCCCGGAAGTGATGGCCTTTACGTTGCTGGGAATCACCCATGTCCCATCTGGCCCGAGCGGTACCGGGGAAACTGAAATTGTCGCTGTTCCTGCCGAGCAGGAAGCTGCTGTCACGCTATAGGTATAGTGTGAGTCCCACTTCAGAATGATTTTCGGGGCGATGCGTAATGTGCCGCCTGAGCAGCTCGGGTTTGAAGTCAATTCGTTGCGCTGAAACTGCAACTGTGTGGCTGAAGGTACAGCCGTCAGTGAGAACGACCCTTCGCAAAGCCCGCTGCTTGACGTTCCCGCCTGAATCTCAACTTGCGCATAGGGCTCGCTCGCGATGCCAGAGGCTGTGGTCGGCATGTTGTGGTTTGCCGAAGTCGTAATCGTCATGGTGTTGGTCGAAGAGTTCCAACTCCACGAGGCGATGCTGTAGCTCTGGAGTGCCATCGAGGATGGAGCAATGGCTGTGCTGCCCACAGGGCTGCAAGGTGTCAGGCCGCCGAACCAGTCACGGTCGGCGATGCAGTAGCTACGAGTAGTCGAGCCAACTTGGAACAGGGGCGTCACTGTAGGCGCTTGTGGCGTAGCGATAACGGGCGCTGGCCCAGCACCGACAATGAGGATGCCCTGACCTCCAAGAAAGTCTGAAGCTGACGCGCAGGAAGCTGTCGTCGAGCTTGCTGACATCGTGCAGGTCGTCGCGGCGGCGTTGTAGTGCGGCCCAATGTATCCGCCAAATGTCGGGTGCGTCACATCGATGTACGGATTTAGACCCCGAAAGTACGTCCCACCCGGCCCGTTGATGTCCCAGATGGAGGTTTGCGCGAAGCTGCCAGCACTCGCACCCGCCGCGTTCACCGTACCCTGCGCGCCGACAGAGCTTCCTCCCGTGGAGGAGGGGCAAGTCTGGTAGGACGGCGGATTTAGAAGGTAATTCGTCGGGTCAGACATGAAGCACTGCGCATTGTTCGTAGGCAACACGAACAGATACGGTGTGCTCGCACCCTGCGCGACGGCCACACCATTCGTCGTTGGTGTCGCCGAACCCGTGCCACCCTGGCTTGGCTGGGCCACACCAGAAATCTGGTTGAAGGCGTAATCATTCGTAGCCGATACAACCGCACCAGTCCTGCCATTGAAGCTCACCACTCCACCAGCTCCGTTGCCGCCGAAGTTCGCTGCTGGCTGCCATTCTAGATTTGGGGTGTCGTAGTTGAATAGCAGGTCGTTATGATAGTTTGCCGTGGTCACAGGGACTGATGCGGGCACACTAAAGTTGAGTGGAAAAGTGATTAAGTGTCCACCAACGCCATCCTCGTAGAGTTGCAGCTTCAGGAAGTTGCCGTTCGCAGGGGTGCCCGTGATGCTGAATGTGAGATTCCCTGTGAGCGTCACCGTGTAGCAGGCGTTGTTTGTGGCGTCGAATGCTAGCGTGGGGGCATAGGTTACGGTTGTGCAGGCGATGGAGGGTGCTTGGTTCGCGAAATCATTAAGCAGGATGTCAGTATAGGTGACAGGGGTAGGAAACCCCGCGCCGGACATCTGCACGTCGTAACGGCCATTCGCGGCGTAGAATATCCACTGGCCATTCGTCCCGGCAGTGAAGGGATTTGCCAAGGGGGTAGCGCTATTGTCGGCGTAGATGGTCGCAAGTGTAGAACTGCCGCGATTGTAGACAGTGATGGTGCATTGCGGGAATGAGCGCTGTACCTGCGTCGTCGAGGTGAGACCTGAGGTGACAACGACTTGGGCTCCAACCTCGCACCATCCATGAGCAGCCTCGTTACCCATCGCTGATGTAGCAGCACATAGGAGCAATCCGATGATGAATAGTAAGCGTCTCATGCTGGACCCGCCACTCCACCGATAGTGTTGTAGTGACCGAGCGAGAAAATTGGGTAATTCAAGCCGCGCACGCTAAACCAGTTGTCTACCAGTTCACGGTCTTCACGCCGATACATGGTGCGCAGACGGATGTAATCCTTGTCAGCCTTCTCCATCAGAAATCTAAAATCCGGGCCAGCACTGCGCGGGCTCATATCCTTGTTCGCTTCCGCCCACTCGTAGGCGTACCAACGCGCTCGGGCGAGGACGAACTCTTCACCGATGCTGTAAGGGAGGGTGTCGGTGGGATTTACTAAGTCGGCTCCTTTACGTAACCCGTAGCACTGATAGGTGAAGGGGTTCACAGGCTGTCCCCAGAGTTCGTAGAGCGGGAAGTCCGCTGTGGCGCTCCCCGGTCGCTGGTCCCGGCCCCAAGGTACGACATCGGTTGGCCATGCATACCAGAGACGCTGTGGGTCGAGTGAGTCAAGGTCCTGACGTGTCGTGTTGAGATTTAGGTCCAGAAACATAATCGGGTTCCGCACGCTCATCCAACGAAGATGGTCCTTGTACTGTGGGACGTAGTAGACCTGATACACCGTATAAGCTGTGCCTGTTCCACTCGGGTCTCCCCAGATGCGGTCGAGTGTCGCGTCCCCTGTGCCGAAATCCATGGTCACGAGGTTGTAGATTCCACCGACCGCGATGCGAAACTGGCGAGTGGTGATAGGTGAGTAGGGATTCGCGACCTGCGATGCCAGAAGTGCCGCAATGGCGTTCGCATCGAAAGTGATGGTATTGAGACCCTGAGTTACGGTGACTGTGCCAGCCGTGACGATGGGTGGGGTAATCCAGCTCTGCTCGTAAAGGTTAAAGGACCAAAGGCCGCTCTCGCGAATCTCTCGCCATGCTCTATTGATTAGAGTTGGGGCGTAAGCAATAGGGAGCTTTGGCAGCGCCCCACGCAACTCTGCGGCCATGCTTTGGAGAGACATTCACACCCGGCTCCTTAGTGCTTGCGGCCATGGCGCTTGCCACGGACGGAAATCTTCCGCTTCGGACGCTTCGAGTGGGAATGGACGAGCGGGCTCCCAGACTCCTTTGGGCCGAAGCGCGTGGGGGGTTCCTTTTCGAAGCCCATGTAGGGGGCGTTTCCGGCTTTTGCCATCACTTCCTCCTTAAACCATTACGACTTGAACCCGCCAGCTAAAGGTGGACAGGTTCGTGCTTGTGGCCGCTTCGGTACCTGCTGTTTGCGACTGCCCTCCAACTGACCCAGTTGTAATGGAGACAGGTCGGAGGATGATAGAGGGCACTGAATTACCGTAGCCTCCCAAGTTCATCTGGACCTGCAAGTCGAACAGGTTCTGAGTATCGCTTGTAGCTTGGCCGAAGTCGAAGCCCCCGAGGTTGAGCCCTCCAGCAGTAGCAGAAAGGACGATACCCGTTGTGCGCGAATACGATGATGGTCCGATGATGTCGAATACGACAATCATCTTCGGTCCCATTTGGACCGGGTATCCGGGAAGAATCTTCACACCTGCTGTGAACGCCATTCGTTACTCCTTAGACGCGGCTGAAAGGATTGCGCTGCATCAACACTGCTGTGACGGTTGAGATGACGGGCAGCACGATAGCGGTCCCTACGAAACCACCCGCATACGAGAAGGGGATGGTCGCGGTCACGACGTTGACTCCAACGTCGAAGGTTGAGGCGACGGCGGCGGAGATTTTCACGCTCACCGGGTTGCCAACAACAGCGGCGGTGATGGCAGAGTCGAACAGGCACGATGCGACACCGCCAATCTGAATCCATCCCCAGTTGCCCTTAGTGACGGCGTTGATGAATACGCCGCCGAATAGGGTCGGGATGGCTGTGGTCGGCTGAGCATCAGCAGTCACCTGATAGAGTCCTGTGACAGCCGAAGGCAGGTCAGCGGCGCGGTAGAAGGCTCCGGTCCCGCGAGCCGGGTTGGCCGTCGAGCTGGACAGGGTGCCGACATACATATAGATGCCGCCGTAGAGTGTGCCGACTGTGGTGTCTGAGAGGCCAACGGCAGTCGCATCGTCGAGAACGATGCGGTCGCCGGGTTGGGTTTGCGACACCGGGGGTTGCGGGGCACCCGCAGGCAGCGATACGGCAAGTCCACCGGAGACGGTATCGTTCACGTCATTCAGCAGTCTCGCTGTAAGGAAATCGTTCTGTTTCGTCAGCATTCCTGATGCCATTTTTAGGTCTCCTTAGAACCCAGCTCCGACAAGTTGGATATTGTCGCGGGGAGAAGTCGTGTAGATATTTAGCGCCGCCTTCAAGAACACGGTGATGAGGTCGGGGTTCGTGTTCGAGCGGATGGGCGGGGTGAAGTTAAAGTTGTATTCTGGGTCCGCAGACGGGCGCAGCTTCCAACCTTTGAGGCGAAGCCAGAAGAAGGGCTCACCGGGCTTGCAGGCCGTCGAAGCTGGATAGTTCGAGATGGCCGACTGCGTAGCCGTCAACGCTGGCGTGGTGAAAGTTGTCGTCCCAGTGGGTAGAGGCGCTACCGGAGTGGCTGACAGGTTCGGAGGCAGCAAGGTGCCGTACTTTGTTGAGGGTGCCAGCTTATCTTCGAAGATGATAGCATCGAGGAGCTTCAGGCCGGACATGCCGATGTTTACGTCCTGAATTTCCATGTCTGCGCGCTGCTTCGGCTCCTGGCGCTCCAGCAGGTAGGCGTAGAGAGCCTTGTTACAGAGGCCGATGTCCGGGCGCTGCACGGCGTTCAAGTAGGCCTCAGCGAGGACCTTGTAGCTAATCTGCCCTGTGTTGCCCGCTTGGTCGCCCACCCAGATGGGTACGCTGTTGAGAGTGTTCGTGACCACGCCATTGCGGAGCTGACCTCCGTAGGTCGTGAAGACGTTGCCGTCGTAGGAGGGATTCACGCCGTCGTTTAGGGCTTCCGACACGCCGTTTATGTTGATGATGCGGTTCGAGCCGGAGATGGACTGGCCGTGGTGGTAGAAGTCGATGCCGATGTCGGTGTTGAGAGCCTGCACGGCGTTGGTGAAGTATGCGTCTACTTCCTTCACCTTGACGGCTGGACCGCCATGCTGAAGTACGTTGGTGCGGAACAGGTTCAGAGGAATCTGCTCGTAGTACTCCTTCGGCTGGAACAGCATCGCGCCGATGATTTGCTTCTGGGTGACAACCACGTCGGTACCGGGCTGAATAGCGCCGCCGATAACGCGGTCGTACTGGAAGGGAATCTGCATTCCAGTGCCACCCATGAATTCATCGAGAGCGCCGCTGACGCGCATCTTACGCATCCACGCGCTGTCCACGAAGAACTCATCGTAGAGAACGTCGTCCCTCAATTCTGCCAGCGTTGTCGCTGAGAGTTGGTCAAAAAGTGGGTCCGCGATTGGAGTCTCTCCTTTTGCTTTAGGCTACTTCTTCGAACTGCCGCTGCTCTACTGCGTCTAAAGCGCGGCCCTTCGCCTTAAGCACAAGCAACTGGCGCTTAAGCCCCCGCCGAGTCTCCACCACTTCTTTTGGGAGGCTACGGGAGCCTATGCTCAATCGCATGCTTTCTTGCAACTGGATACCGATTAATGCCTGCTCACCCTTAATCACGAAGTGAGGTAAGCAATTATGTAGTATCCAAGCTGCCCGATTAGAGGACGCACTCCAATGCCACGCGGTCTTCACATTACGACCTTCGTAATATGACCGCGTATTCGCATCTTTGAACGTTCCCCCGAATCTTTCCTTGCACCAAGCCACTAAGCGAACATCAGTATTCGCTACAGTGAGCTTCAAGTAGAAGGTGCAAGCAATATCTTTAGCCACACCATCACGTACTCTCTTACGGCGAGGATTAATGAGTATGCTTCCCTCACCGTCGATGTAAGCAGCCATCATTGCCCAGTCGGTAGCGGTTGGGCATAGTCCATCGAAGAAGGGCTGCTTCCAATCGCGTTTGTCAAATACGGCCACTATTCTCCTTAGTGCGTCACGTTCTGACGCTCTATAATTCTCTGGGTTGCGCGTTGCACACGGTCGTTTGAAGCATCGTCGGCCCGTTGCCACGGTTGCTTATCACGGCCCGTTTCGGCGCGCTTGGTGAAAGCGTTGGTAGAGGGCACTCCAGGGCGCAACTCGGGATTGCCATACTGGGCGGCCAGCTCCGTGCGGGCCTTCGCGGCACCTTCCTCACGCAGCTTGGCTTCCCACGCGGCCTTGTCGTCGGCAGCTTTCTTCTCGCGGGCGGCGATGACGTTGTACTTTTCAGACCAGTATTGCTCGACGGTCTTACCGTGAGCGACGGCTTCCTTGCGGAGTTCGCGGACGCGAAGGGGCTTGTCCGGGAAGAGCTGCGCATGCTCCATAACGATGTCTTGGAGAACAGCGAGACCGTCACCGACGCCATCCGAGAGGCCTTTGAGCGAGTCGGTAGTGATGTACTTTGCCGGGTCGAAACCTGCGGGGAGGGCTGGGGCTGCTGGGGCAGCAGGAGTAGTAGGGGCTCCGGTGTCGTAGCCAAGAGCTTTCAACTGTTCTAGGTCCACGAGTCCACGCTCCTGGGCGGCTTTCCATGCGGCGCGGGCCTTGGCAGATTCGGCCTCGGCGGCGATGGCGCGGCGCTCCATCTCCTTAAACTCCGGGACGGCAGTGGTGCTAAACCAACCTTCGAGTTGCTCGCGGTCCTTCTTCGCTGCGGCCTTGGCAGCTTCGCCATCGAGGCGCGCTTGGTCGGCATCGGCGAGCATCTTCTCGTAGGCCTTACGCCCAATGGGGGTGTCGAGGAGCTTGATTTCTTCCTCGCCTGCACCCTGGGACTTCAGAAATTCTGCGTATGTCTGGCTCATTTTACCGCTCTCCTAGGCGTTGGTCGGCGGAGCCGCTGGTTCGCCTTGCTGTGAATTTTTCATGATTGCTGCCATGATTCTGCGGATGGCTTCGTTCGCTTCCTGCACATGCGGAGAGGCTTCGGGGAAGGCTTTGGCAATACCGCGTAGGGTGTTCACTACGCTGATGAGAGACTGCGTGGTCTGCTGCATTACCGGGGCAGGCTGCGCGGGAGAAGGCGACGCACCCGGTGGCGTCGTCGGGGTTCCCGGAGAGGGTGAGGAGCCGTCCGAACTGTCTCCGGGAGGAGGAGTCATCATGGATGGAGTAGCCATTCACCTTAGACCTTTTTGTGCGCTTGCTTATGAGCTTTCTTGAACGAAGGGGCTGTCTTGCCGGAAAAGTGTTCCGGGCGCATATCGCCAGCCAGCTTCAACTTGCTCTTGCGGCCACCTAGCTTTGCGAGGTTGCCTGTGAAACCACCTGATTTCATTTTGCGACCGTATCCTGCCATTTGCGCTCCTTGAGTGGGGTGGGGACGTTGGCGGAGAAGCGTCCCTACTCCGGGTTATCCTAGCTCCTGCGAGGAGACCGCCCGGTTAAGGGCAATCGTTTCCGGGCAGGGACGACTTACTTTTTCTTGTGGCGCTTCCTGCGGCCCTTCACTTCCATAGTGGAGAACATTGAGTCACGCTCCTTTTCGGGGATTCCCGAAGAGTCGGCATCGCGGGGTCGCTCATACGTCCTGAAGTGCTACCACCGCCTCGCAGCACTCGCACGGTGCCCGTTCGATAGGATAGTTCTATAAGTACCGGAACTATGTCAAGCGAAAAGTGTACTAGTACCGAAGATTTTTCTGGGTGGTACTACTTTGACTCAGTGACGGTGGAGCGCGCCCCGCCATCTTTGGACTTCAACGCTGGGGCATTCTGGCCTGTTGGAGGGCGACCTTCTTGCTTTTTGCCGGGGGCGGTTTGGCCAGGTGTGCCGGGTTGTAGGAGACCGATGGCTTCGGCGACTTCCTTCATGCGTGCGCCGAAAATGAGGTCATCCTCCTGCTCCTGCTTGAAGCGCTCAAGCACTGTGTTTCCATCGATTTGGCCATAGTTCGGGACGTTCCACGCTTCGGCGATGGTCTGAGAGTCGATTTTCACTTGAGCCTTGCGAAGCTGGATGAGGCCGAGCTTCATGGTCATCTGGTGAATCTCGTGGAGAGTGTTCGGCATGATGTAGAAATCTAGATTATCCGCGAGGATGCGGGCGCGCTGGGATGCATTGTGGTTCGAGGGCCTCTCAGGGTCCTCTCCGGGTACGTGAGATGGGACGAGCGAGGCCGGGTCGTAGTCGAAGGTCTCGGTGACAACCTTGTCCGGGCCGACGATATTCATCACCCGAGGGGTGGTGTAGTACTGCATGATGTCGTACTTGACCATCACGCCAAGGTCGCGCATCGGAGGCTCCATTGAGCGGGACATATCTTCGACGATGGGACCGTTGGCTTCGACGATTTTCTCGATGTCGTCCATGGAGCCGACAGCTCGGAGCTTCGCGAGGGCGATGACATCGTGGATGGCTTGCTGGCTGTCCATGGTCGATTCGAATTTATCCATGAGAGCCATGGATTCAGGCTCTACTCTGAGCACTTCTGGGGGGATGACTGGAGTGAAGGGGGTGCCTTCGATGGCGGCTCCGTCATAGCCGATGCGGCCACGGGGCTGCATGGGGTCGAAACGCTCTGCTTCACCTTTGGTTGTTGAGTTGATGTCGTAGGCGAGGGACATATTGAGCTGGGAGCGAACTTTGTCCATGTTGCCGCGTGCGATTTCGTTGATGGCTTGCTGGAGTTCGAAGCCGTCGCGGATTAAGCTGAAGCCCAAAGGCTCCCATGGCCATGCGTCGAGGCAGAATGCTACACCAGGGAACATACCGTGCCAGTCGAACGATGGGCCGTCGTAGAGCTTTACGGTGTCGGTTGAGATGATGAGGCGGCGATAAGGGTAAAGGCGCGCATCGTTCTCGTCCGCAGTGCGGTGAAGGGGCTTGCCGGATACTGAGTCAAGGCCCACTTGGATTTGCTGGCCAAGATAAGGGACTTTGTAGGACCAGGACGCGCCGAATTCGCCCATGGGGATTTCTGTGCCACTTTTAGGGTTCGGGGTGCCTGTCGTGTTGATGGCTAGGTCGAGGATGTAGGTGTAGCGAATGGGGATGAGCAGGTCGCTAAGGGCGGTATCCTCAGCGGTGCGCTTCACGCGACCGAAAGCACGGGCCATCCAGTTGCCTGTTGTGGCTTTGCGGACGCCATCATTCATGTACCAGTAGCGAGAGGAAGTAGGGCGGAGGCGATTCTGGAACGTAGGGAACATCGCGTGCGCCATTGCGACGGGTAGCTCTTTTAGGATGGTCACAGCGTAGGCTTCCTGCCAGTCGTTGGATTCAGGGAGCTGCACTGGCAGGACCGATGGTGCGCCGTAGACTTGGACTTGGATGTCGCCGCGTCCGGTGCCATAACGGGAGCGGCGATAGACTGGGTGAAGCCAGCCGAGACCTGTTGCAGCACTGAAGTCTAAGGCGCGCTTCACGGAGCGGTCTACCATCTGGTTGAGGTACCAGAAGCGCACCACCTTGTTGAGCATCTCGGCGCGGTCGGAGTATAGCTTGTTGTCGCTGTAATAGCCCCAGATGGGCCGTAGCTTTGCGAGAGTGCCAGTGATTTCGCGGATGTTGCGCTTTAGGCGATTAGTTGAGACACGCGAACGGTAGTTGGATTCGTTGCTGTCTGTCGAGAGGTCCATCCGGGAGGCGAGGATGTTCAGGGAGCGACGCCAATCCGGGTAGCCGCGCTGAGAACGGCACCACGCCATGCCCTCTTCACAGGCCTCATTGACCCAGCCGATGACCTTATCCTCGGCGGCGGTTGAGGCTGGAACTTGCCATTCGCGGTACTCAGGCTGGTCGGCCATTATGGTTTAACCTCTAAACGGTCGAGACTGACGCTCTCTTCGTTCATCTCGCGGCCCTTGGGAGTGTCGAACTCACGGGCGTGGAGGTAGAGAGAGCGATGCTCGAAGTTGGCACGGTGCTTCTCGCGCTTTTCGATGCGCAGCTTCAGGTATTCGCGGATGAAGTCTTTCTCAAACTCGCTGCTCGCGCCGGATGTTAGTGCCTGCTGGAGGTTGTCACGAACCTTGTCCCGGAGCCTGCCGAAGACTACCTCGTCGTGGAGAAGCTCCTTTTCCCACTTTTCCTTTTCCTGGCGGAGCAGCACCGCTTGGAGCATGTCTACCTCGCGAAGGTCGGTGGCCTCACGGCGGTCCCATCCCCACGGGGTCTCGAACTGGCTGTAGGGGGCCAGCATGTGGTAGCCAACTGGGTAATTTGGGTCCTTACCGTTGACGAAAAAAATTACCGTGCTGAGGGAGCTGAGTTTGCCGTTCATCGGGTGAACCTCTCAAGGTCGTTCTGGCCGTACCATAACACGTCTTCGAGATTGATGGAACTGGTTTGGCGCTGGGAGCTGAGGTTGATGGTGTGGCCACCGTAGGTGCCCATGTCGATAGGGGGCAGCGCTTCGGTATGGACATGGCGGACCTTGGCGCGCTCGGCGAGGAGGCGAAGGTCCTGAGGGCAGAACACAGCCATCGCAGCGGCCATGATGCGGTCGTCATGGGCGTCGTCGGCGTGCTCCATCTTCTCGCGGCCACGGGCGGTGTAGTGGACCTCGTATTCCTTCATCTCTTCCAGCAACCATGGTGAGTTCACTTCTGCCCAGTTGTTCTGGACAAAGGCTACGAAGTTGCCTGTAAGAATGGGGCGCGACCAGCCGTGCGTGTACCAACCGGGCTTGGTGGATTGAGAGCGCTTCTGCTTGGCGATGCGCTTTGGGCTGGAGTCGAGACGCACGAATTTGTGAACTGCTGCGTAAGGGTAGCCCATGCGCATCATCTGACCTTGGCACACGTCACCTACTGCTTCTACTTGTTCGACGGTCAGGTAGGGCATGGGCCAGCGAGAGCGACCTTGACCCATGAACTGGCCGTAGTAGGCGGCGATGGCGAATGCGAAGGCGTAAACTTCGACGTGATTCACGTAGGGGGAGGCGAATTCCGCGACTTGCAGGTCTGGTTGGCCGCGCTTGCCAATGCTCCAGACGCTGATGACGGTCGAGTCTAGGCCCTTGCCCTCGGAGGTATCAACGCCGATGGAGTAGTCCATGCCGGGCTCAGGGGGGTGGAAGACGATGAGATTATTCGCGACATCCTCTGGTTCGTGCTCACGGGGAGGAGGAGACATCTTCAGTGGCACTAGCTCCCAGTAGTAGCGTTGCTCTTCCTTACGGCCTTGCCACCGGACGGGGATGCGCTCCTTCGAGTAGTCGATGTAGTGTGGAGGGGGCTCTTGGCGGTCTTCGATGGACTGGCCAGTGATTCCCCAGAGGGTGTAGCTGCGCTCCCTGCGCACGTCGATTGACTCAATGACCTCATGGCCAAATACGTTCTCAACGGACCTCTGAAGTGCTTCCTCATCGTCTCCAGCCATTTCTTGCAGGAAGGAGGGTTCGTTGCCCTTTTCTTTCGCTTCATTGTGATTAATCTCCCAGAACCACTGCTGCTCGCGGGGCATGCGCCATGGTTCGCCGGGGCGCAGGTTGCCACGCTTCACTTCGAAGTCGCGAAGGTGCTTGCGGAGGGCAGGGTTCGATTCGACGTAGAGGTTGCACTTTGCAACGTGGAGCTGAGTGTCGCGATTCGGGAGCCAGCCGTCCGGGATGGGGCGGATGCGCAGCCATGCGGCCTTGGGATAGATGTCTACGCCGCAGAACCAGGGTAGGAAAAGGGGGCACATGCGGGCATGTGGCCAGTTGGCTTTGCTGTAGTACCACGTTTCGGCCCACCAGCCCTTGTTGCCGCGTCCGGTCGATTCGAGGATGCCGAAAATGGATGCGGAGGCGTGTACCGCTTTCCATAGGCCTTCGTCGATGAGCTTCACAGGGTCGTCATAGAGTGCTACTTCAGATAGGTGGTAGATGGTTGGGGTAGAACCTGTGGCGATACCGTGCTTCTGGGTGCCGTGCTGGAAGCTGACGCCCGATGCGAGGTGGCCGAAGAGCAAGCGGCCACGCTCAGATTCGATACGGGAGGTCGAGGTGGGGCGGAGCCAAACAGGGAGCATGTCGTAGCAGAACAGGAGCATGCGCGACATTTCGCCCGTTTTCTGTTGGTCGGCGCTTCCCGTGACGGCGGTTACGCCGTAGCTGAAAATGATGCGCAGGGCGATGAGAAGTTGAACTAGGGTTGTCATCCCTAGCTGGCGGGCCTTCAAAATCATGATTTCTATCGCCGCGTCGCGCTCTTCCAGGTCGCAGATGATGTCGAAAAGCAGGCGCTGGGGGATGCGAAAGCGAAAGCGCTGGACGATGTTCTCCTCGTTTTTTACGTAGCAGAAACGTGTGAGGGCGTAGACGGCATCGCACATGACGAGAACTTGGTTGTGGCGGATGAATTCGGCGTCGGCGGGGGTGAGATTGATGACGCCCGAGGGCTTGCCCACGTCATCGTAGACGAGCTTGCCCTGACGCTCCAGTTGAGCGTTGAAACTGTCGATTTCCTCGGTCGAGTAGTACCATTCGGCGGGGTTGAAACCGAATTCCTCGCGGGCGAGGTCGAGACGTTCTTGGACTTTGCGCTTGCTGTACATACTATACCCCGGTTGGGTAGCGGCTATTGGTCGATTACGTTACTTTGTGATACATCATCGTCATCTTCCACTACACCTTCCACTACGAGGGCAGGGGGATTCCGGTCGTTCCAACGGTCCACCATGCGGCGGATGGTCTGCTCAGGTGGGGGAGCGGCGCTGGCAGCCACAGCAGTCGCGCTGGCGTTGGCGTTCTGGGTGATTTTGATGTTTGTGCCCTTCGGTTGCTGGATGAGGCCGCTGATTTTGGCGAGCATTTCGCGGTCTTTGAAGCCCATCGGGTCGTTGGCGAATCCCATACTCATCTCGACTACATCGGGGGACTTGGCTGAGGCGAGGGCTTGAGCGACGACGGTGCCTTGTTGGGCGATACGGGCAGCGGTGCCGTAGATGACTTCAAGGGCCTTGAGCGTACTGACACCTGCTGCTGTACAAAAGGCCTCGATGGGTAGCAGCTTACGGATGGTTTTTGGGACTGAATAGTACTTATCTAGAATAGCGCGAGCCTCTGGAGCGTCACTGCAATGAAGGTAGTAATAGGGGCCTTGGAAGGCCGCATCCTCCGGGGCGTGCTTGATGAGGAGCTGCTTCAGGGTAGAGAGCTGCTCGGTGATGCGTGGCTGCGCGTTGACGGCATCCTTGGTGGTGCCGACACGCTCTAGAGCCGTGACGATGCGGGGGGTGCTCATTCTTCAATCTCCTGGCGCAGGCGGCGGTCCCACTCCTTGTTCGCTTCTTCGATGCTCAGTGTGCCGAAGACCATCTTCTTCCTCGCGACTGGGCGAACTGTTTCGGCTTCCCAGCGGGAGGTTTGGATGCGTGCGAGTTCTTCAAGGGCTGTGGCGGAGCGCTCATGGGCCAGGGCGATGCGCCGGAGCGTTGCCAGCAAGCGCCAGCCGATGGTGATGTTCATTTTCCACCTAGTTCGCGCTTGGTTTCGGCGGTGATGTCCTCAACTTGGACGCCTTCGTCACTTGGTTGTGGGGGGTAGCGAAGCTGCTCGGTGATGATGGAGCCGTCACGCTGGCGAACATCTGCCGGGACGGGTAGGCCAACGGCTAGGCGCTCACGGTTAGGGGAGGTTATCTGGTGAGTCAACCGGGAGCCGCTAATAGCTGCCTCGGGAGAGGGTGAGGTCAAGGGGGGACCAGCTTCGACCGCTTCCATTTCTGGCATGGCGTCGAGCAGATTACGGCCAACGGGTTGCGAGGCTATCGAGGAGACCAGTGGGCCGACTGTGAAGGGGTTGTCTACGTGTAAGCGAATGGTGATGTCGTAACTGATGCGACCGTAAGCGAGATGGTCGGCGAGCATGCAGTCCTGGGAGATGAGGTGCTTGAAGCGCTCGGTCATTATGGTGCGAAGTTCCGCGCCGCTAAGGGCCTTGTTGGGTACTGTTTCACTGGGCGTTGGCATTGGATTTTCTCCTTTTTTGGGTAATCCCCTTGCGGAATCCGATGGTCTGCTCCTGGTGCGAGCGGCGAGCCGAGAGGTGACGTTTGAGAGCGAGGGCTACACTGTCGCGCCAGATGGTCTCTAGGACCAAGGGGTCATCGAGGTCGCAGCGGTAGATGGCGGGCCACTCGATGCCCAAGCGGAGCATGTGCAGGATGCGAGTCCGGTGAAGGGTGCGCAGGGACTGGTACTCGGCGTTGGGGTTGTCTGAGAATTGCTTGGTCCAGTAGGCGACTTTGCCACTCCAAGCCATGCGCCAGCGGCGCTCGATGGTGGCTTCGATTTTGTGGTGAATCTTAATAGATGGTTCGTTACGCAGAAGCGCGTAGGTAGAGTCACCGAGTGTCGTCGCCATGGCCTAACTCCTTTTGCGGTACTTCCAAGCCCGCACCGCAGGAAACGCAGAATCCTTCCACGATGAGTGGGGAGCCACAACACCGAGAGCCGTCATCAGGGAGCGCAGGTGGCGCACTGACTTCCTCCGCCAGCGGCGGCTGTTCAGAGTGTACGTCATCAGGTTTGGGCTTAGCACTAGTTTCCTCCTCATGATTGCGGGTTACGAAGGTCTCGGGCGTAGGGGCTTCGCGGCGCGGCAGTACCATGACGGGCTCCACGGGGGGCGGAGGAGGGGTCATTTTGATGCTCCCCCGGTCGAAGGGGGTGATGAGGGGGCCGTCTGTCTGGAGGGGGCGGCGGACAGTCTCGCGGTAGACGGCTTCGAGCCAGTTTTCCAGACTGGTCTTCTCGGATACGGGGGGCGGTTCGGTCGAGCTACGAATCTCGCGGATGCGCTGGCCCTGTTGCTTGGTGGCCTTTGAGACGTAGGGTTTTTGCCAATAAGTCGTCCCACAGCCTGCACAACAGACTGGCTTACGCCTAGGGTACATTCCATACCAAGAGTGGCCACAGCGCGTACATGGACCCCACTTTGGCCGGGGAACCATGGCGCAATCTTTGATTAAGATGCTTATTTTCTTATCGATAGACTTGCGCTGGTTGAGGAGTTGCATGTAGCGATGGAGCTTTGGGCCGTCAATGTCCGGGACCAACGATTCATCTGGCAAGGCCATGGCTCGGAAAGGTACTGGGTCTTGCGCGTTTTGTCAAGAGGTGATATGGTGCGGGGCCTATGGACGAATTAGAGCCGGAGCTGAAGAAGCTCATTCAAGAGGAAGCAGCCAAGCTCCACGCCAGCAGCCCGGCCTCTTGGTGGTGTCGGCACGGGCTCCATAAGTGGTCGAACTGGGAGCAGACCGCTGAGGGTAGGTATAAGGAAAGCGGTATGCACTGGGTTAGCGTCCGCAGGGTCTGCGTGAGGTGTGGCTTGCCTAACCTTCGTGAACTATGCGAATAGGAGGATGAGATGATGCAATCGAATGAAAATCTTGAGGACTATGGAGAGCGAATCTCCCGGCTGAGTGACCAAGGGCTGGTGCGTGAGATTCGCAGCTACCGACACCGACCGAGGCCGCCGCTGCTCGATATGGCGGTCATGGAGGTGTGTTTGAAGGTCCTGACGCTACCCAAGGAGCAGCGGCACCAGCGCGGGGTCGTCAAGGTGCATGAGCCAAGCAAGCTCAGTTACGAGAGGGAGTGATAGATAACCGGATTTGCCTCAGGCGCGCAATATAACCTAAGGGCAGAAGTAGAAGTCGAAAGGGGGTGAGGAAAGTTGACATCAAAATCGTTCCGGCCACTTATAGCAAGGTGCCTGCAACGGAGACCAAGGTTACGTGCGATAACGGTTTCAGGCTCGCGTATCCGGTTAGTACGTCTAGTTTCGTTAGTGGTACTTATCTTGGGTCCAATGGCGTGCCAAACGCCGATGTCCACTACGACGGAAAGTACTACAACTACTACAACGAGCCAGAGTCAAGCCACAACGCAGTCTGCATCTCCGAATCAGACAACACCACAAGCGGTAAGAAAGGCCACGATTAGCGAGGCTCCCAAGGGCGGGGTAGGGAGAGCCGCGTGACTAACCCGCATCCGCAGTTTCCCCCTCACCTGATGAGCACCACTAAAAAATAAAAAATAGTCCACGCGACGCTGGGGCCACGGGGACATGTACCTGTACTTCTCACCCCCCGAGACGGACAACTAGGGACAGTACTGGTACTATGGCAGTACTACGACGGCCATGAGTACTAGCAGTAGCAGTAGTACTGGAACGACCCAACGCGTCGTGGCTCGTGACCGCATCATTCATATGTCCCGGTCGCATGCTGCCACACCATGGACAATGGCGCACATTGGGACTATGAGTAGCAGTAGGGCGCATGGAAGCGAATCGCGACCTATGCACCTCACTCTCGACCTCGTACCCCTATCGCTCTAGTACTAGCAATACTAGCACTCCAGGCGTTTTCCCGTTTATGGCAATTCATTTCCCGTTTGGCCCAGTTATTTTCCCATGGTGGCTGGCTAAACCCTTTGTTTTCAGCGGGCTGGAAATGGGTACCAAACTGCTCTAGTCCGTTGCGGCGGTTCACCCCGGCCAGTTTCAAGCGGGCTGGGAACACTTCAGAGCCGCCGATGTGGCAAGTTAACCGGGCACGGTGGGACACCATGATAGCCCATCCTAGATACCCGGTAAGGCAGTCTGCAACCATGGTACGGTGCCGCTGGTAGTGCGGGAAAGGCTATCGGCTAATCACAGTACGTTGGCCCTGTAAGACGTTTCCTCATGGAAACGCGGTGTAAGCCCAACGGAACGAGTGCCGGAGAGTGCGGGAAACCACTAGCTCCTTAGCCATGCTGAAAGTAGTCTGTACGTCCCCAAAACGATTGGGTGGTGTGCCGCGTCACATCTCAGTGACAGGCAGCAATTACCCCACAGTGGAGAGTCTAGGCAGGCGATAGCTTGCTAGGCCGATAATCCTTTGGCTATACGTCAGTGTTGTGTTGAACTGGCTGGCGTCACTGGCTTGCAGTATGGAACGAACTCCATCACGGGACACTCCCCAACGCGTATAGCCCGTAGAGGGTGCGGCATGGCAGGCGACAAGGCAAGGCGACGATACTGACTCGTAAGAGCGGTGAGCCAAGTACAGCGTAGGCTGATGAGCACTAGGTACCGGGAAACGGATTCCCCCCTTAGTGAAAGGTTATGGGGTTCGCTCTGGCACTGAGCGCGACGTGCGGTAATTCGCATCGTAGCTCGAAGGATGCTGGCAGCGAACCCGTAGCCTAGGGGGTGCTCAGTGGGAGGGTTACACCATGACTGACCTATCAGGACATGAAGTAATCGAGGTGGTACGGACGTTCTATCCGGCAATCGAGCGTTTCCGCGAGATAGACTTTGCCTATACGAAGCAAGGGCTAGAGATACCAATGGCCCATGAATTCGCGTGGCAAAAGCTAAAGCGGATTACGCAGTATACGGTCGAAGACCAACGACACTGGAAGTAGTAGTAACGCGAGTAACCCTCGCGTTGAGCACCTCGTAGGCTACGTCATAGTAGCTAATTCACAAGGGGGATACATCATGGATACGACAAACGGACAGTCGAAAGTTACGAATCCGGCTCAGCGGCCAGTTGGTGTCGGTTACGATGCCACGAAGGTTGCGGCTCTGAAGACGACGAAATCGGTGGACCCGAGAGATGCGGAGATAGCGGCTCTCAGGGCTCAGGTTGCGCGCCTTCAGGAAGCGCCGAAACGGGGCTTGAGGTTCCAGGTCGGTGCCAAGGGTGGCATCATGATTCTGGGATTGCAAGGCTTCCCGGTTACGCTGTATGCCGACCAGCTCGTTTCGGTGCTCGAAGCCAAGGACTCTCTCGCGGAGTTCATGGTTGCGAACTGGGACAAGCTCACGTTCGCCGACCGGAAAGGCAATCCTGCTCCTGAGAAGGCTATCAGGGTGCAGGAATGGCTCGCGAACCAACCCAATGTGGGCCGCGACCCGCTGATGGGGTTGGCTGACCCGCCAATCACTACCGATGTCGAGTTGCCAGAGCACGGAGACGATGAGGCTGGCGACGACGAGCTGAAGTAGTAGCGCGCTAGTGGAGCTTCGAGAGAGGCTCCACAATGGGCGCTATTGCGCTCTAAGGGGGAATGAGATGTACACACTACCGAACTTCAAGACCAAAAAGGCTCTGAAGGATGCTGTGGCGAAGGGTGACAGGGTGACGCTCTATGCTCCTGGGATTGGTGCTCCGAAGGATAACGGCACCGAATTCGCAGAAGGCCCGCACTACCCTGAGCCCCATCGCTGGTACGCGCAGGTTGAGGTCAAAGATGGGGTGGTGGTCAAGGTGAAGTAAGGGACGCGCTAGTGGGCATTCGTCGAGAGTGCCCACCGTGAGCGTTCTTTACGCTCAAGGGGGAATGCTATGTACCACATAACAGTGGGAGGGAAGCGCATTAGTGGCTTACCCTTCGCTCTGTGGTCTAGTGCGCTGGCCTGTGCCGCGAGGTTGCGCGGTATGGGTTACGATGCGCACGCGACCAGGAAATGAGGTGCGGAGGTGGTCGTCTTTCAGCACGACAAGGTTGTGCGAGTCGCTGAGGCGCTGAGGCTGAGAATCACAATACGTGGAGACGGCACGATAATCGGTGAGCCACACGATTTGGAGATTCTTCGCTCCATGCTGCCAAGTCGGCGCGAAAGTAAGTAGCACACAGCTAGGGCATTCGAAGGAAAGCGAGTGTCCTAGATGGGTGCTGCTACAAGCGGCACTCACATAAGGGGGATAACGATGAATAAGACATTACTGCGAAAGGTCAAGAAGCAGATTCTCGAAGAGCCTAAGCGGTTGGATATGGGCTTCTTCGGGATGAAGGTGAAGCCATATAGTGGTGGCCCGCGTTGTGGGACTGTGGGCTGCATCGCGGGGTGGGCGGTGATGCTCAATCACCCTGAGGTTATCGGGGCGAGGTTGAGCGAGAAGCGCCTGGATGAGTTCAACAACCTGATAGGCAGGGCTGATGTTGAGGGTATGAAGTTGCTCAAAATCACCACCGACCAACGGGATAAGCTGTTCTACGTTGCCAACTGGCCAGAGCCGTATCGGCAACAGTATTCCGATGCCATAGATGACCGGAAGGCTCGGGCTGAGGTGACGGCTAAGCGCATCGACTACTTCATCAAGACAGGCGAGTGACACGCAGTATGGAGCTTGGAGACAGGCTCCATGATGAGTGTCGCCTAGCCAAAGGGGCACGGTGAGCACAAGCTCACACACAAAGGGGAATACCATGTCAACGAAAGCACACTTCGCGAAGCACACCGGAAGCACGAAGGTGGTGGGGAAGTATGACTTCATCATCACCCGCGACGACAGCAATCCGACCGTGAGGGCCTGCAACGACAAAGCCTTCGCGGAGATGTCGGCGAACGTGCCCGCCGAGGTGATTCAGAATCGCACCGCACCGCTCAACATCGGCGCGGAAGACGACATGGCCGATGGGCTGCGTTCCGAAGGTTGGAAGGTGCAGATTGTAAGCGCCTCTCAGCCCGTCGCGGCCTAAGGCCCTGAAGTAGCACGCTAGAGGAGATTCGCAAGAGTCTCCTCAATGGGTGCTGCTTTTGGCACTCAAAGGGGGAACCTTGGACTTCACAGTAGCGGATATGGACTTCGTGCTGTTTAACTATGGCAGCGTCGTGGTTCTGAAGCCACTCACTGATGCGGCAAAAGTGTGGTCGAAGCGATATATCCAGAAGCGAGTGGACTATCAACCTCTCGCGAGTCTGGGAAGTGTTGTCGTCATGCCTCAGGCTTTGCCGAAAATACTCGCCGATATTCACTCTACGGGGCTGCGTAGCGAGCGAGGGGAGGTGAGTGGTGCGTAAGGCTGCGGGCCTGCTCACGAGGGCTGGATACTTTCTGGGAGGTATGGGTGCTGGAGAGGTGGTATGCCATCACGAGGCGGTTAGTGTGTTCATGTTGGCTGCCTTCATGTTGATTAGTGCTCAACTCCTGAGAAAGGAGGCAACCAAAAGTGAAGCAGATAGTAATAACAGCGACGGTTAACGGGCCTGTCGATGAACTCGACCAGGAAGACCTCGCATGCATCGGAAGAGCGGTGCAAACCGAGGTCTACAGTGTCGTGGGAGATGGGCCGTTTCGCGATGTCAATGTCTCAGTGGTCGCCGATGGGAAGGTGGCCACGGTTGAGACTTCACATAATCTAAGCTCACCGTGCATGAAGTAGCACGTTAGCACGGCTTGGCGACAGGCCGTGTCAGGGGTGCTATTTGGCACTCAAAGGGGGATTCGATGGTACAGCATAAGATGATACTCGCTGGAGATTTGTTTAACTTCGGCGAGGTGGACAAGCTCAGGGACATCGTTGTCTCATGCAAGGGCGACAAGGTGCAGGCCGTCAAGCGGGTCGAGAGCGAGATACTCACCGATGCGGTGATGGATAGAATCAACGCGAAGGTGGGCGGGCTTGTGGAACGCGACGAGCTGGCCAGCGCCATGTGCGATTCGATGAATCACATCATCAGGTCGCTTGCTGAGACAGGTGACTGTAAGCCTTTTGTCTCAGCGGTGCCTGTGAATGCGGTGGTGGTCAACGGGCCTGTGAATTGAGAGTGGTGCGCTAGGGGCGCTTCAGTGAGGCGCTCCAATGGGCACTATTCGAAAGGGGAAAGGTGGTGCCTAAGGGGGATTCGATGGGGAAGGTAATGGGAGTGATATTCGTCGTCGAAGACGATGAGGATATGGACTGTGGAGGTTGCATCGATACCAACAAGATGCGGCCTAATCAATACCGTATCAGGCTCTCTCCGAAGCATGGTGGATTGAATGCTACCACACTGGCCCATGAGTTGGGCCATGCGGTTGGTAGGATACTCAAACTACCATCGACGGTGAGAGATGAGGCTAACTCGACCGAGGCGAAGTCGCGCCTTGGGAGTTACGAGGCGATTCACCTCTCGCGCTCCATGATGCAGGATAGGCTCGCTGAGGAACGTCAGGCTTGGGATTTTGCCAGGATGATGGTTCCACTTGATGAGAAGCAAGTGAAAGCTGACCTGCACTCGTATGAGGTCGCAGTTGAGAAAGCGCCATTCGAGACTCTACCGACTCCTGCGATGCTCAGGATGATGGGCATGCAGGTGGGTATGAAGTGCGCGAGGTGTGGGGGTTATCACCCGGTTGAAGCCGAGTGAGCTACACCTGAGTGCCTAGTGTGAGTGGCACTCATGAGTGGCTTATGGCTGCTCTGGAGCGAGGTAACGCTCCAAATTCACAAAATGAAAAGGGGAATACCATGGCTGTTACAACCACGAAGGTCCAGAAGCATCACCGGAAGGCTGCGCGCCGCATCGTTGCGAGCGCGAAGTCCAAGGTGCCGGGGCTGAAGGGCATGAGCGATGCCGATGCGGCTGCGTTGGCCGCGTTGCTCGGTATTGGCTTGGCCGATGCGCCGACCGGGCCGAATGACTTGGGCGCGGCGGACGACCTGCCTCCGGTTGAGGGTGAGGACGACGGGAGCGACGACGATTTGCCGTTCTAATCGTCTCCATCGTCGAACAAGCGTTGAGTAACGCTCCGGCATGCTGCGAAAGTGGCATGCCGAGGAGTTGCTCAAGGTGGTAGAGGCGCAACTTGGAAAGGGGGATACGAATGGAGCCAGTGGGAAGCTGTGTTCCTGAGGCCGACGAAATCCTGCGAGGTGAAGTTGCTCAGTGGGAGGACGACGGTGGAGCGGTGCCAGCAGTTGAAGCCGAAGGTCCGACCGACACATTCGAGCCGGAGGCGGAGAGCGATGACTGCGAGGAAGGCTAAAAGCCTACTCAGGAACCACACGATTACCATCACGATTGGTCCGAGGATGACTGCATTTATCATCAGGACTACCGCGATGGTTGGGGGGTTGATTGCTGGAGCGTTTCTCATCCACTTTGTCCACAGAGAGGTGGCATTTGGAGGGGCGCTGGCACTCGCGAAGATTGGTGAAGTTACGGGTGCGGCGCTGGCCGATGCTATTTTCGAAGTAGAGGAAGTGGTTGAGGGTTAAGGTGAGTACCACCTTGAGCTTATGGTAGGGGTCTTGCTGAGCGAGACAATGAGGGGCTGTGGGAAGCAGCCCCTCACCGGGTCGCTCATTGAGGGGCGACACAAGGGGGATACAGATTGTGACCATACAGGAGGCAGCGAAATTAGTCAAGCTCGAAGGTGAGCTGGTGGGGCGGTACGGTATGCGCTCGGTGCTACTCTCGCTCGCCACGGTGGCGTGGCGGAGGGGTGGTGCTGAGTGGTGCTTTTTGAGCCGTAGGCTCCGCGAGGTGGTGTACAGGGAGGTGCCGACGTGCTAGAGGTCATTGGCTTGTTCATCGCGTTAGAAGCTCTCTTGGTAGCGGGAGTGTTTTACATCCTGCGAAATGGGGGAAAGGTAGGGGAGTGATGAAGGTAGCTAGGGTTGCGAAGGTGATGCTACTACTTCTAGTCGTGGCCGTGCTACAATCCTGCGGCGGCATGAAGGCGAGGGTTGAGCCGTGCCGGGTACCGCTCGCGGTGCATAAGGGGCGCTGTGGGCACATCTCGGTTGGCAGAGAGTGGAGGTGGTAGTTGAGCGCGTATCACGTTGGCACACTTATAGGTGTTCCCCTGACGTTCTTTGTGCTCTGCTGGCTGGATTACAAGGCCAGGGAGCTTCCATTCTTCTCCCAGTGGAAGGTGAATTTGTTGATTAGCCTGATTTCGGGGATTATCAGCACCCTAATCCCATGGAGGTGGTAAGTGACGCATGGAGATTTGAGAAAGTTCTCTCCCCTGACGTGGGACCATCCGCTAGTAGGGAGGAGATGCGACCTGTGCCATAGAAGGTTCACTACTGGCGATGAGGTGTATGTTGCGCCAGATGGCATGGTGTATCACTGGGATTGTGAGGCTGTGCGCCTAGGCCTCAAAGGAGGTGAGGACTGGTGAGAGATAGCTTCTACGTAGGGGTGATTGCCTCCGAATCGAAGCTCGCCATTTTCAGCAGCAACCAGTCAGAGTTCGAAGTCATGACCGAGAGCTGCTACGACTTCGTTTCGAAGCCCTTCCCGTATCGTGAGCAGGCCGAGGCCTATGCTGGCCAGATTTTGTCGTATCTGGCATTCCAGGGTTGGAGCATGTCTTGAGGGGAGGTGATGGGCTGTGACCGATAAGCAGATGGGGAAATACATGCGCTACCTCGATAGGCTGCGCGACAGTGGCCAGACGAATATGTATGGCGCAAGGCCTTGGCTGGTGAGGAGATTTGGTTTGAGTGACGACGAAGCCAAGAAGGTGCTCAATCACTGGATGCGTACCTTCGACGAGCGCCATGCGGGGAAGGAGATTTGATGGCCAAGCGAGGGAAGTATCTGGTTGCGAATTGCCACCCTTTTGATGGTGTCAGTGTGTATTTTGACGCCAAGCGTAAGGTGGTGACGATTGAGTGTGCCGCGTGTAGGGCCTTTGTTGTTGAGCTTAACGTCAAGGGGGTGCTCCGTGTCCGGCGAGAAGGATAGGAATTGGAATACCGTGGTCATCGGGATAGCGTATGTCGCGCTACTGGCTGCGGTGCTGGTGGTTTTAGGGGCGTGTCTCATTGTCTATGAGCCATTAGCTCATGTAGCACCCTAAGGAGGGGCGATGTTTAAGTGCGAGAAATGCGGTAGGCAGACTAGGCCGCTGGAGAAGGCTCACTTCGTGACTGTGGCGACACAGGTTCACACGTTCCCACGCAGAAGGGATGCGAATACCTTCAAGCGTGGCGGGGGTGTGGAGCACACTGACGATAGAGGTGGCACCGGGGAGCAGATTGTGAAGGAGTTGAGGCTGGGGAGTTGCTGTGCTCTAGGTGCGCCAGCGGCCCAAAAGCCAAAGAGTTCGTAGCTTCCACTAAGGAGGCCACGAAAGGGGGAATTATGTCAGCTATTACCAATGCCGTAGGGCTCGATGCGTCGAATCTCACAAACGATGAGCTTGATGAGTTCGTCAAGGGCATGTACGAGAAGGTGAAGCACTCTGCTGAGACGACAACGGTGCCAGAGGATTGGAAGCCGTTGTTGAAGCTGTTCAATCAGAACAAGCGGGCCGACCAGATGTTTCACGTGATTGGCCATGCCATCGTTGAGCTGGGGCAGAAGCACGATTGCACCTTCTCGCAGATTGGCGCGGAGGTAGCGACCATCTTCGGCTATGAACTGAGTAAGTTCATGGTCGAGAAGGCCGCTCGACCAACCCAGCCCGTCAGCTAGTGTTGCATAGGCTCATTCGCGAGAGTGAGCCGAATGAAACACTCGCTCCAGGGGGATGTGATGTTACTGGGAGTTGTAGTGGTAGCAGTTGCTCTGTCTGGGATTACCTATCCGATACTCAAGGGATACACAAAGAGGAATCCGCATCATTCTGTATCATATTGTTACTATTTATATACAATATATAGATAGTATATCAATTATATAATAATGCTACATCATCACGAATGCTGCATCTAGTACTCATTTGAGTGCTAAATGGAGCACTACGTGGTGTTCCTCCTGCGCTCAGGGTAGTGCCTAGAGGCATAGCTTGGCTTCGGTTGAGTGACTCTCGCTCCGATGCGAGGGCTACCCATGAGCGAAATGAGGGTGTCACGGGGCTCCAGAAGGGGGACACATGGTGCAGGACTATGTGCTTGAGATGAGCGATGGCACAACGATGACCATCACGGCTCTGGACATGAAGCAGAAGTTCGGCTTCCTCGTCTTCACTGATAGTGGTGCCAGCGAGACTGTCGGTGTGCGCGCTGAGGATGTGAAGGTGTGGCGCATCCAGCCACATGCCGTCAAGGCAGCGCAAATCAAGAGAACCAGATAAGCCACGCTCCCTGCTCATCACGGTGGGTAGGGAGAGTCGCTTACGGCTCAAAGGGGGATTCAATGTTGAAAGTTGGCGAGAAGCACATCATGATGCGTGGGAAGGTGTCGGCTAAGGCTCAGGATGTGCCGACTGAGGAGTTGAGCAATCTCGAAGAGGCACTCCAGAAGAAGCGTATGTTCCTGGTCGGGTGTATCTTCGGGAGCGAGAACGGCACCGAGGTCGTGCTGGGTCGCGTGGTCGAGAAGCTCCTAGCAAAGCCCGAGCATCGTGAGGTCTGCGAGAACGTGATTGCGTCCCTTCGCGTAACTGCTCAGGCTCTTGAGGATATGATGAACGGCAAGGAGCAACCCTGCCAGTAGGAGTTCGAGACCACCTCGATGGAGGACCCGATTGCGGGGTCGAATATCAATCAGGGGGAAGTGGTCTAAGGAGCGGAAGCGGGGTACACTACGGGCAGGAGGCACCATGAGAGAGCGAATCTTGATAGACATGAACCCGACGATTACCGTAGAGCTAACCCCGCAGGAGGTCAACGCGCTTTTGCGCGCTATCGCCCCTTCGGTGGTCGTAGATGCGCCCGAGCGCGACCTGCCCAATCCCGACCTCGTTTCAGCCAGGGAGAAAATCCTTGCCGAGCAGGACCATTTCTACTCCTAAAGTAACACTTCAAAAGCGAATATACGGCGAAACCTCTTCTCTTCCCCTTCACTGAGCAAACAAATAAGTCCTTTGTTTGCGATAGTGAATGTGAGTATAAGAAAATTAATGGGGGGACGAGTGCGCGCACTCAGGGAGGCAGGTGCCAAAACAAAGGACTTAGGTGCTACTAAGGTTGAGTGAGTTACGCTAAGGGTACTAGTACTACTACTCTTCGGCAGACTTGGGGCGCTTCTTCAAATCGGTGAGGAGTTTTTGCAATTCTTCGTCTTCCAAGCGGTGGTCCCAGCTATTGAAAATTAGCGCGCCGTTGTGGTCGAAGCATCCTGTGACCGCGAAGGAAGGGGCATTCTTGAGGCATACGTGGAGCATACGGCTCCCATCGCCGACGTTGCGAGGGTTGGTAGGCTGGATGATGAAGTTCGTGCTTGTAGCGCGCTCCCAGAGCGTTGTGCCCCCTACTAACTGGCGAGGGTTGAGGTAGGTCTCTGAGGGTTTGAGCTTCGGCACTCCAACAGTACCGAGAACGGTCCAACCTAGCTCCTCGCAGCAGGCCCCTACGGTGCTAAGTAACTCTCTGACTTCACTAGGGTTATTCGGATTCCTCACGAACATATCGAAGCCCTCCCAGAAGATGAGCTTCCAGCCTGCTTTCTCTATCTCTCGAAGGACCGTACCGAGGGGCTTGTTATATTTACCGAAGCAGGGGATGATGGGGACGGCTTCTGGGGAGAAGTTCATCGTTCTTAGGCTATCGTGCGCGTCAATCAGTGGGCGGTCGCCGCAGACCATACCCCAAGGTTCGGGGAAGGAGCGTAGGCCGAGTACCGGAGCGCCTGTTTGCCACAGCAACAGGGTCGGAAGTATCCAGCGTGTTTTCCCTGCGCTACTGATTCCTGCTAGTAAGTGAATTCGCCCTGAAGGTAGTATCTTTTCAATGAGATACGGACTAGGCTGACCCGTCATAGTATGCGTCCTCTGAAAACTGGTGCAGGGGCGAGTCAGAGGTCCCCACCCCTACCCAGTTGATTCCCGGTTTCGGCAACGCGGGGAGTGCTGGCCTGCACCCGGTAGAGAGTGTAGCATTGGTGTCAAGGGTTTTGAGGATGCTCATGGACTCTTATGGGTAGTAATGGTACTACTGCTACACATAATTGTGCTTGACTTCCAAGGGGAAGGGGTATATGGGATATAGGATGGTGAGGATTGTAGCTACCTTGGTGCTGATGCTTCTGGTTGGGGGAGCCACGGCGCATCGGACCTGCAAAGATGATGTGCTGCTTCAGGACATGCTCAGGGACTGGGAGCTGCTACAGGACCAACAGAGAGCGATTGAGCATTATCAGCACTACTACTTAGGGTGTTGCTGGACTGACCCACAGGTGGATATTTAGGGAGGTATTAGATGACACAAGAGGAACGGTTGCGGGGGCACTTGCGGGCAATCAACAATTTGCAGCATCGGATGGCGATTGAGTTGGATGCTGTTCCGTCCCAGCCACGCATCGAGTTTTACACGCGGCAGATTGAGGAGCACGTGGAGCAAGCCCTATCCGCCGCGCCCACTGGCCCAATCAGCATTGTGGTAGAAGGGGCGGAGCAAGTAGCAATAACAATGGAAGCCCTGCGGAAAGCAGGATACAAAACGTCAAAGGCCGCCGCACCAGCGCCAAGCCCGCTGATGAAGCAACTTTTGAAACTGAAATCTGCCTGTTGTGACGGTCAGTGCGAAGTTCCGATTCTCATAGATGCCCTGCTCGCCGCATCCCCAGCGGAGCAGCCGGGTGCGCCTGCGACGAAGCGAGTCCTCGTGAACGACGGCTACGGAGATTATTACGAGGATGTGCCCGCCCCAGCCGGGGAGGAGCCGAGCGAGGCGCTGTCCCTGGAGTCGCTACGAGAAAAATACCCCGATGCCTACAAGGTTTTCGATAAGGCTCTGGGCGATGCCATCCGAATAATGCACCGTCACAATCAGCAAGGGTTGTTCGAAGCGGAAAAAGCACATATCAAAGAACTCACCGCCGCCGTCCAGCAAGCGCGGGTGGAGGCGCTGGAGGAAGCGGCACATCTAATCTACAGGCGCATCTCCGACCATCACGAATGGTTCCAAGCAGTTGAAAGCGCAAGCGAAGCGCAGGAGTTGGCAAATAAAATTCGTGCGCTGGAGCGTCCCGCCGAGCCATGAAAGAGTGCTGGGTCGTGTTTTGCTTCGAGTCGCAGAGAACGGGGGGCAGCAAGGTCATGGGCAAATTTATTGTCTGGCCGGAGCACAAGTTCGAGGGCGGTTTTTGCGTCCGTTGCGGACAACGGGAGCGTCCCGCCGAGGGGAGGAGCGAATGAGTGAGCATACACCGGGGCCGTGGAAGTTAATCGAACATGATGGTGCTGGAAGGAATTTTGTGCTCAAAAGGAAATTCTGGGAAGTGGGAGGGGGTCCAGAGGCAAAAGGGGTGGCGTTCGTATTTGGCGACGACGAGGCCAATGCCAAACTCATCGCTTCTGCTCCCGACCTGCTGGCCGAGCGCGACCGTCTCAAGGCCGAGAACCGCAGACTCAACGAGGCGTTGGATGGGCTGGAAGAGAAGTGGCGCGAGTTAGCGAATGGTTCATTTACGTGGCAGGTCGCTGCTACCTGCGCTGACGAACTGCGCGAGGCCCGCGCTGCCATCCAGCCACAGCAGGAGGGGGAGGGGAAGAGGTGAGCCGAACTGTACGCTGTTCCATTTGCCATGAAATCATGGATGCTGAAGCATTCCCGGACTTGTGCGTAGGAACGTGGTATGTCTGTGAGTATTGCTGGCACAACATCCAGGATTATCTGACGGCGCGTGGATTTACGCTGTTGCAGCGCGGCACCCCGCCAGAGCGCGAGAAAGAGTAGAGAGTTTCGAGGGGTAAACCGGATTTGTGCAGGGGAGCAGCCGAGCTACCGCACAGTTGTTTGGGAGGGGCTGATGAGTTTGTACAATCTACTGCACGGACGCAATCCGCTGTCGGCAATTTTCTTGAAGGTGCTCGACATTGACCAACCTGAAGGAAAGTGGCATAGCGGACGATTCCGAGACATCTACGCGAACGAGGATGGCACCAAGATAATTCTCTACACACGCAATGGTGGTGGAAATCGGGAGCATTGGAACGATGAGAAGGAAGCTGGCCCAGATTGTGATTGCACTGGCTGCACAATCCAGTACCACTTGCCAAAGCACCCCAACTATCTCTCAGACGAGGATGACGATTTTGATTGCACGTATGCTTACGTAAACTTTTCCGTGCCGACTGAATACACCGAACTGGTAAAGGCGCTTTCTACCGGAGAGAAGCCTGAGACCGTGCATGAGAAATTCGTCAAGACGATGGCCGAAATGAAAAAGATGAGCAAGGAACAAGTCGAGACTGACCCAAGATTCAAGCCTGTTTGCGAAGCCTTGAACGCGATTGTGGGGGCGGTCGAGGGGAAGTGAGCGGTAGCTGGGTGTCAGCACGACCGACACCCGGTTTGCCCCAAAGCGAGCGCCACGCGGCGCGAAAGGAGAAGGGGGATGGCGAAAGCTAAAAAGCGGTACATAGCAGGCTGTGCGGATTGCAGACGGGAACGCAAGGCGATTCCGCGTGAGCGAATCAGGAAGGCAGCGAGAATTTTGGGCTGCACCTTCGCGGAGTTAAAGACTGTGATGGAGCGCCGCCCATGACCGGGAGCGCGAAGCGGAAGAGGGTGCAGCCATTGCTGCGCGGCTGGTGGATTTTCACAGCGAGTAACACGTATTTCTGCAAGATGACTGACCATCAGATTCCGCCACCGCGATTGGAAGGCTAGACGGCGCGAGTCGAATGGAGCGGCAAGTGTTGGCCGAAGCCCCGCCAGCCGGGAGCCGGGAAGGGAGCGAGGGGATGAGCGAGCGGTGGGCCGCAGCCCTGAGCCTAAAGGTTTGGAGGTAGTGATGCAAAAACGAAGGGGGAAGTCAGGTAGTAGAAGTAGCAGTAGTAACAAGCCAGTCTGGACACAGGAGCACATTGGTCTGGTAGCAGAAGCCCTAACACAAGCGTACCAACGCACGGGCTTTGGCCATGAGGCACCTAGCGAAAGGGCTGGCATTAACCTAGTAAGAGATGCGTTTATAGCCTTGCTAGTAAATGAGCCGGAGTTTAGCGCCAACCGTTTCATGGACGCGACTCAGGCATTGACGGATAGCATGGACTATGACGCCATGGTCGGGAGGAGCTAGTGAGCCTAGGGGACAAAATCCGTAAAATGCTCGGCATCAAGGAGCCGCCGCCTGTTCTAGTAGGGCCGTATGGGACGGTGACGGAATCCGCGAGGCTTCAGTGTGCGATGAATATGGCGCTCGACGCGAATGTGAGGCTCCGAGTCGAACAGGTCGTCATCAAAGAGATGGGTGGCGACGTTGAGAAGGGGCTCGTTGAGTGTCATAGGCGGTACCCGGAAGCATATTACAAGTGGTAAAGTTACTAGCTAGGATAGCCGCATTGGTGTTCATCTCGGCGGTTATCCTAGGGAAATATATCGGGTTCGTGTTGTTGTTGGTTGCGGTTGCACTTTACGTTTGCTGTACAAAACTGAGGTACTAGTTCTTGACAAGGGTGTAGCACTATGTTGTGCTACTACAAAGGGGAGATGCTATGCCGTTAGAGAAATCGGATATACAAGAGGAAGCGCGTAGGGCAGCTCTAGAGCTGATGGAGTGCTATGGGCTGCTAATCGCCAAGGGCAATCCCGAAGAGATACGGTTGATACTGCAACGGGCTTTCCTTGGAGGTTATGGCGCGGGCCTGAAGCGGGCGCACGCCATAGACATGGAAGTCATGGATAGGGTACTGGGGGGAAAGTGATTATCAAGACCGACAGGTCTAGGATTGCGGATTATGAGAAGTGTCCAGCTTTGAGGTTTTGGCGTTATGAGTATGAGGGCCGTGGCCTGGAAGGTCGCCAAGACCTGAAGCTCGATGCGCGGATTGGTACGTGGGTTCATGAGGGTATCGAAGCGTGGCTGTCCGGTGTTCGCGCACTCGGTACCACTCCTAGGGCCGCTGCGATAGTCGCAGCCGAGTCATTCCTCGATGAGTGCAAATCCATCGTTGACTGGACCCAACTCGACGACGAGGGGAAGTTTCGCATCACCGAGGGTGGCGAGATTGTTAAGGCTCTCGTGTATGCATGGTGCCGGGTGCGGGGAGAGTCACTCCTCGCTGATAACGACATCCTCGCTATCGAGCAGGAGCTTGACGTGGACTTCCCTGTTGGGACTGAGACCGTCAGGATGATGACCCGCGCCGATGTCATCGTGAAGCGTAAGTTCGACGAATCGGTGTTTGTGAGGAATATCAAGACGGTACGGAGCCCAAACACCACATGGCGCGAACAGTGGGCGCTCGACATGAGCACGCTCTCTGAGCCTCTCGCTGTTGATAGATGGCTGGGGCGAGATAGGTGCGCTGGGGTCTGTATCGATGGACTCATCACTGGTGAGGTGCTGGAGTATCCAAAGGGGAGTGGGCATTTCTACCACAATACACCGTTGCTCTATGCGTGGTTTCGGGGTGGCGACCCTCCAGTAAGCGAGGATGAGTGGTATCAGCGATACGAGTGGAGCTGCACCAGGCCGCATAAGCTAGGGAATGGGCGAAAGTGTGACGGTGGGCGCACTCACAAGCTGAGTGGTGTCGTCAAGGAAAGTGTCGAGAAGCGCTACCCTGGTGGCATCATCGGATGGATTGACTTTCTCTATGAGAATGACCGTGCGTTGCTAGAGGAGCAGCTCATTGAGCTTCCTCCGATTATGAGGAGTGAGTATCACATTGAGAGGTGGAAGCGTCAGGTGTTAGGGCGCGAAGTGAAGATTGCTGGCGAGTCTCGCCTCATGCAGTTTGTACGAGCGTCTAAGATAGACGAGCCTGTTGAGCCAGGCGACCCGGCGACATTCTCACAGACATTGGATTACAAATTTCCAATGCACACCGCTTCAGGTAATTGTTTGAGGCCTGGAAAGTGCATGGCCTATGACCTGTGCTGGGGCAACGCGGCCTCAGACCCAACGAACTTGGGGTACAAGTATCGTACTCCAAATCACCCACAAGAGGAGGGGGATGACCATGGGAGAAGTAGAGGTAGCAGCATCGGAACAACAGGAGCAACAGGAACGGCACCGGATGGACCTGGAGCCAGACCTGAAGACGAAGCTCCGTGAGCGTGCTCGTGAGCTGCAAAGCCAAGGGCTCAGGCTTGCGGATATTGCTGTCCAGTTGGGGATTACCTACAATCAGTTGGGTAATCTACTGTATGGCAATCGAAACGGTAGGCAGGTGCGCGCAGGCGCGCCACTCAAGAACGAGGAGACAGCTCTGCTCGTAGCTCGCATCAAGGAGCTGCGGAAGGAGAACTACTCGTACCGGGAGATTTCCGAGAAGCTCGGGGTGACTATCGGGAAGGTAGCCTACTATGCCATTCGTGGCGAGAAGGAGCGCGGGGCCGTGACGACCAGCTTCACTCCTCGCCAGCCGAAGGGTATCGTGTCGGTGCTTGGGGCTCCCGAAGCGAAAGACCAGAAGCTCATCGGCTTCGCTGCGGGGTACCTGAGTAGCTGGCTCGAAGGTTACGCCGTGAGGCATAACCTAGATGCAGTAGCACTTAGGGAAGATGTTGCGGAACTGCTCAGGAAAGGGGGCAAGTAAGCAATGGTAGATAATAAAAGGAAGAGCAGGGCTCTCAAAATCGTGAAGACCTACTTCCCGAACGTAACCAAGGTGAAAGATGGTGAGAAAGACATCCGCATCGAAGTTACGGCTCAGGATAACGCTAATTCACGAGTGAGAGACCATAACGCATGCGCCATGGCTGTAGCGTGCAAGCGCGAGTTGGAGCTGCGAGGGGTCATCGTTGCGGTCAAGGTGGTGTACCTCATCAAGGGGAACGAAGCCACGAGGTACTTCTTGGCGGAAAGCGCCAGCCGTGAGGTCGTATCGTTTGACCGCGAGGCTGGGTTTGCGCCGGGGACGTATCAGCTCAAGGCTCCAAGTGAGGCCAAGTTGCTCGGTACTCATTACGGTGGGGGTAAGAACGGCGCTAAAGGTACGGGTAAGGGAGCGAAGCGCCAGTTCCGCCACCGCACCACGGGTATCAGGACGGCTCTCGGCTCGAAGCATGCGCCGGATGGCATCACGGTTGGTGACTGATGGGACGCAAGCAAGTGAAGCTGGGTACGATGGGCGACCGGGCCTTCCTGGTTAAGCGGTCGGGAGGGAAGGCCATGGTTGTGCCACTACGGAGGGTGAGCGCCGACCCGAAGGATGGCGAATTCACCTTCAGCGAGGGGAGGTTCCGCTTTAGCAAGCGGGACTTCCTTCGCCCAAGGTTGCATCCTAAATATCTTAGTACTAGGTCTTGACATTTCCCCGTTGCTGTAGCACCATGCGCGGGCACTCCATGAAAGGGAATCCATGAGCAAAACGAGAATCAGCGTAGCTGAAGCTGCGAAGTATCTAGGTATCACCCTTGATGCGACCTATCGGCTCCTAAAGGCCGGGAAGATTCCAGCGCGTAAACGTAAGAGTGGTGAGTGGTCGGTACCCCGCGCTGCGGTTGTTGAGAGGCGAGTAGTGAAGGCGCGCAGGGAGCGTAAGTTTAAGCGGAAGGTAGCTTAATGACGACCATCACCCTAGGGCCGAAGAGTGATTGCTGGTATGGGCGTACTGGCGCGACCAAGACGAGCCAAGTAGGCCACCTCGCTGAGTATATAGATGCGAAATACGGCCTGAAGACGCGCCTGCTGAGCGCCGACCCTGGAGGATGGAAGCCCATCGAGCACCTCGTGGATGCGGGACTGATTGAGGCTTACCATATATCCCTAGCGTCGAAGTTTCCGCTGGAGATAATCACGAGAGTGGCTCAAGGCTTCTGGCCAGTGAATCCGAGTGACCCGAACTCGAAGCTGGAGAAGAGCGACTACAAAGGTGTCGGGGCTATAGCGTTTGAGGGCATGAGCACCTTCTCCGCGCTCATTATGTCCAATTTGCTCGGTAGAACAGACATTCACATCCCTGAGACTCCGAAAGAGAGCTTCGTCAAGGATATGGAGCTACGCTGGGGATTCAGTGGCAGGGCGCACTATGGGTTCATTCAGCAGCGTATCTACGAGGCAGTAACGATGTCGAATCACCTGCCTGTGCATAAGGTAGGTTGGACGGCTCATGAGACTGATGCCAAGGATAATCAGAAGCGCCAAATCTACGGGCCGATGATTATCGGGGAAGCGCTAACGGGACAGTGCGGGGCGTGGTTTGGTGCCATGCTACACCTGATGCCCATGAACGTCGAGGGTGAGGCGAAAGACCCGACGAATCCCACCCGTAAGATTAAGGTCATCCGTAAGCAGCCTGTGATGTGGCTGAGAGAGCACATCGACCCAGATGACCCGTATAAGACGCCGTATATCGCGAAGCCTCGCGGCCCCTCGTCGCTCTGGAACGAGTGGGAGGATGTCATGGAGCCGAACATTCGTAAGTTCTACGAGAAGCTCGATGAGCAGACTGTGAGGGCTGTGGCCATGATTAGAGAGCAGCAGGCTAAGCGAAAAGGAGCCGCATAAAAATGCCCGCAATCACAATAACTATTGACTTGGATGAAGCGCCGTGGTACGGTTTCTCCCCCGAAGGCAGAGGTGAAGTAGTAGCAATCGGTGTACTGCCTCGCGGGATGACTTCTGGGAACCCTTCCATCGCAATGAATGTGGTCATCGACAACAAGGAGTACTTCGTGGAAATGTCGCTTAGACAGTTCCAGATTGCCGCTGAGGCATTCCAAGCGCGCTGGGGTAGGGTCTCGGCGAATCAGGTTGAGTTTATCGCACCAATCACTAAGGATAAGGAGACGCTGCAATGACGAAGAATCTGGATGAACTGTTGGCTACACTCGGAGAGGAGCCCACGCCGGAGATAGACTGGGATGCGCCAGAAGCGGGGTCATTCCCTCCAGGTGTAGCACCAGGGAGCCACGAGTTTGTGTTCCACCTGCGCGAGGATGACCCATTTGATACCGTGACCATCCCGAAGGAAGGTGGTAAGCCTTATTTGAGCGCCATCTTTGACGCTGAGGTGACGGACTCAGGCGACCCGAAGAAGGTGACTTACCAGCGCGTGAATACCTACAAGCACGAGAAGATGGCCATCTCCAGCATGGGCGAGTTGATGAGGTCACTCAGCTTGCGGCCCGTGAGCAATCCCCCTAGCAATCGCGAGATTGTGGAGCTGCTACAGGGCGCGTCTGGACGTGCGAAGGGCAGGGGTGAGGTGGCATGGAGGTTCTACTGCAAGGCTCATGGCCTGACCATCTGCACCTCTCCACGTAAGCGGAAAGGTGTGAAGGATACGCCGTGGCCGAGGAATGCGGATGGGACCTTCCAGCTAGCGGTGCAGTGCCCGAAGTGTGGAGCGAACTCCCCAAAGCAGTATGGCAGGGAAGAGTTTGTGAACTACCATAGTCCTGCTAGTGAGAATGGGTCGGCTAGCTAGCACCACATAAACGAGTTCCCCAAGTCAGCGGGGGATGGGGGCTGGTCATCACGTAGCAGTACTGCGGAGCTGCTTCGGGGGAGGCTAGCCCCTTCATTTAGATTAAAGGGGTGAAACATGCCAAAAGGTTCAGCATTGAGCAGAGCAGTAAGATTCTTCAAGGAAGGCGACGAGGATGAGTGCCGGGTGGCGCTTACGCTCGTGCAGGAAATCATGGCCGAGCGTATCGCCGGAGGGAAGGTGAAACATGGGGTTGCTGTGGCGCGAAAGAAAAGGGTACGCAGAGCTGCCAGTGGTGATACCGGAGTCTCAGGTACCGAAGCAGCTAAAGGGTCCAGTGCCGATGCACAAGTATAACGTACACATCTTCAACGAGAAGGGTGAGGATTCGGTGTTTCCGTTCGATGCTAACGACTACAACGTGACTGAGAATGGGAATCTCGAAATCATCCTTGAGAGCACAGGCTCCGCTGAGGATACGGTCATAGCAACCTTCAACGAGTGGGCGTTCATTGAACAGGTGGGGTGATGCTTCCACAGGGGGAATGCTGCTACAACTGCCCTCATGCTCGCGAGGGACAGAAGTTCATCGGTCCTGACGGGTATGGTAGTAGCGGCATTCTACTCCTAGGTGACTCTCCGTGGATTGACGAGCAGAAGGCTGGGAGAGTGTTCTCAGGCGCGGCGGGCCGCATGCTCGACCGTATCCTGAAGCTCATGCCGGGAGGGGGGCTGAGACGTGAAGACCTTACGATTTGGAACACCATTCAGTGCTCGCCGCTACACCTTGGTTGGATGGACAATCCCAGACGGTTTCCTGCTGCGGCTGTTGCCATTGAGCATTGTCGGCCTCATCTGGATGAGCTTATTGCTGAGCGGCGGCCACGCGTCATTATCCCGATGGGTAATGTTGCTCTACGTCGTGTGTGTGGGACGAGCGGAATCGAAGCTGTCGCAGGTTACGTTCTTCCGACGCCGTATGGCATACCAGCGGTCCCGACCTACCACCCATCCTTCCTGATGAAGGGGAAGCAGAATCTGATACCCGTGGTGCTGTGGGCGCTCTCTCGGGCTCTGGGTATCGCGAGTGGTGAGCATAGGGAGAGTGAATATGAGCTGCTACTTGACCCTACCCCCGAAGAAGCTGTGGCCTATTTTGCACAGCTACCTGAAGGCGGAACGCTGTTTATCGACATTGAAACGCCAGAAAGCGGGAAACTTGATGAAGAAGAACTCGAAGAGAAGGGGCCGTCGTTCACCATCATCCGAGCAGGGGCCTCCGTTCGTAAAGGTACTGGTATCTCATTCCCATTCCAGAGGCCCTTCACTGATATACTCTTTGGAGCTATTGCCAAGTCACGCACTATTGTCGAATGGGCCGACAACAGATTTGATACCCGCCGCCTTGCAGTTGCGGGAGCTAGCTTTGATGGTAAGCAAATCGTTAGCGGAATGTGGGCTTGGCACTGGTTACAGAGTGACCTTAGAAAAGGTTTGAATCTCGTAGCTCCCTTCTACTACTGCGGCAGGCCATGGAAGCACCTCTCACAGGCTGAGCCTGCCTTCTACAATGCCATGGATAATGCCGTGGGGATGGACTGCTACATCGGGATTCGTGATGCGTTGGTGGCCCAGAAGCGCTGGGACAGCTTCATGAGGTACTGCTCCGGGATGACTCCCATACTGGAGTCCATGGGCCGGGCAGGTATCGTCATTGATACCAACTATCGCGACAAGTTCATGGAGGCTATCCGTACCGAGCGGGATGACATCAATGTCAGGATTCAGGCTCAGGTGCCGGATGCGCTCAAGCCTCGTAAGTTCTGGAAGAAGCCACCGAAGGATATGACGGGGGTGGTTGCGTTGGATGTCGCTCCCAGTGGTGCGAAAGGAGGCGAAGCCTCTCTTGAGCGCCTCTCACCAGCTCTTGAGCGCCTTCAGGAGCATGACAAGCGCCTCTCACCCACAGAGCGCCCTCGGGAGCGTGAACAGGCCCTTGATGAGCGGGCCAAACGGGAAGTGTTATCATCAGCAGCATCCCTGCTGGCATCCCTCGACCTGTCCGGTGAGCCTGAGCTTGGGGCCATTGCGACCAAGGCGGCGAAGAAGGTGCGACCTACCCTACCCTACCGCTTCATGCGAGTGGACGAGTTCAATCCTGGCTCACCCCCTCAGGTACAGGAGCTAGCGCGGCACCTTGGCATCAAAATGCCCAAAAAGGAACAGTCCGATGACCCAGACGACACATCAACCGATGAGAAGGCCCTCAAGCGCGCCGCCAAGCAACGTGGTGGCAAGGTGTTCCATGATATTCTAGAATGGAGGAAGCGTGCGAAGCTGATAAATGCGTACTCATGGCCCGTGGACGCGCAAAATCGTGTCCATTACCAATTTGGCTTCCACCCAAGTACATGGCGAAAATCATGCCGAAGCGTCAACATCCAGACTATCCCGAAGCGAAGCGACCTCGCAAAGAAATTCCGTCGCATGCTCGTAGCCGCCCCCGGATGTGTGTTGGTCGAGGGGGACAGCTCGGCGATAGAAGCAGTCCTAGTGGGGCACCTCGCAAACTCCGAACGATACATACGGCTCGCGAAGGCAGGTGTACATGGGTGGTTAACTTCAGCTCTGCACAACCACCCTATCAAGCTGTCTTTATCCGACACGGAGCTTGCCCAGGCATGCCGGAATGCCAAGAAGCAGTGGCCCGACGACTACGAGAAATGCAAGAGAGTGACCCATTTGACTGGTTACTTGGGAACGCCGCGTAGAATCTACGAAGAGTACCCTGACGATTTCGAGAGCGAGGCTGAGGCTAGGAAGCTCCAACAGTTCCTCCTCGGCACCGAAATCGGCGACGACATCAAGGCATGGCAGCGTGCGACGGTTGAGGAAGCTCACGGGAACAAGTACCTTGAGAACTTCTACGGCCTGCGTCACCGCTTCTACTCCCTGTTCCAGTGGAACCCACGCCGTCAAGCCTTCGAGTTCGGCGACGACGCCAAACGTGCGGTCGCGTTCCGGCCCCAAAGTATCGCTTCCTTTATCCAGAGTGATGTGGTATTCAGAGTGGCAGAATGTTGGCTTGGCTCACTCCGGGCCATCATTCATGACTCTGTGGTGCTGGAGGTCCCCATCAGGCAGGCTCATGAGGCTGCTCAGGCGTTAGAGGCGGCGCTCACGGCCCCCATCTCGCAACTAGGTGGCTTATCCATCGGCGCGGAGGTCTCGATTGGCTCAAACCTCGCCCCATGGAGCGACGACAACCCCAGCGGCATGGTTGAGGCTTCGAAGTGGAAGGTAGCGGAACTCGTCAACTAAGGAGGGATAATTGAAACTTAGAATAGCAGTAGTAGCACTTGCTCTCATGCTCGGCGGATGCTCAGACCCCTACGGAGCCTGTGAGAAGGCAGCTCTAGACATCGGTAACGGCGTCGGCTCAGGCATGAAGACCGTGGACCAGCTTCGCGTCCAAGGGCTCATCACCGTGCAGGAAGAGACAAGCGCCCTGGGGTACATGAAGTTCGTGAATGACGCGAATGGAGCCTTCAGCGTATGCGCCCAGCAAGCTCACAATGCAGGCGGCAAAGCTGGAGCCTACACCGCCTGTGCTCAGACCTTCACCGCCGCCCTCGCCACCCCGAGCGAGCTGGCCCTCATCAAAGTATCGAACCCCACCGCCCAGCAGGACATCCAAGTCATCGCTAACGGCTTCACAACTGGCCTCACTGGCCTGATTGCCGCTCTAGGCGGAAAATGAGAACCCGCACGGAATATAAGGAGGAAATACTAGAATGGCTACTAGTCCAAATCCAATCGTGAACGACGTGAATCTCGCGCTGTACCTACTCAACATCCTGCTCAGCTACATCGCGCAACTTCGCGCCCAGGGTGGTCTGACCGACGACCAGCTCGCAGCTCAGGTAGTCACAGTCACTCAAGGCAACGACAGCGCCTACATGCAGCTCATGGCCGCGCTCAACCCGCCTGCCCAAGGGAGCTGAGGGTGTGCAATTCTGGATTGGAGCGGCAGTATCCGCGATAATTTTACTTTACATCTTCGCCGCGACTAAGCTACCCTGCGGCTTCGTAGTCCAGCAAAAAGGAGCAAAAGGTATGGCAATCACAGGTGTAGTACTTGGTGGGAGCGGAACCTTCACAGAGAAGCCGAACGGCGCACTACAGGCTGGCTCGGTACCCGCGTGGTCCTCAACCGATACATCGGTGACTCTCGCCCCCTCGGGCGATGGCACCTCATGTGTCGTATCGGTGGCCGCTGCGGATGTGAACCCTTCGTTCCCCTTGACGGTGACTGGTGTGAACTCAGCCGGAGCATCCATCTCGACAACCGTGACGGTGCCCATCCTGCCCGCACCCGCGACGGGATTCGACATCGAACAATCAGCCTAAGGTGAGCGATGTACTTCGACATCTACTGTCCCAAGTGCGGTGACTTTGCAGACGCCAAACCCGCCACGAAGGGCTGCCCACGGTGCGGAGCGAAGGATGCATTCTCTCTCCACCACCGCGAAGACATCGACATGAGGTTCCGCGAAGAGCGCGAGAAGTTTAGCGTCACCAAGCCGGATTAGCTCAGCGGCAGAGCGTCGCATTTGTAATGCGAGCGTCGGGAGTTCAAATCTCTCATCCGGCTCCAATTTGCTCCAGCCAGAGCGAACCGCTTCGGTCGTCGGCGGGCTATAAGTTGGCGACCAGGGTTTGCGCGAAGTGGCTCGTCGGTGAGCAGTCAGAGCCACCTCAAACCTAGCTCCAAGCCGAGGTAATCCCGGCTGGGCGCGTTCGGCGTTCGTGGGAAGAAGTAGCGGGTGAGTAAGCACCGATATGAAACGCAGGTCCCACTTATGCTAGACACGCTTAGAGGATGAGCTGCTGCTAGAGTGCTGAAGGCTCACGTCGCGCATGTTCGGGGGCAGTCGAGAGGCTGGTGCAGGTTTGCCACTGGCTTCGCTAAGCTGCCCTCGAACCAAGTTCCGCACCACAAAGGGGAGAATCCATGTCCAAGGTAAAGTACGTGAAGTACCGTTGCCAGAACGACGACTGTTCCGCAGAGGATACCTACAAGCTATTCCCAGGTGAGAGCGCGCCTCCAGTCCTGAACTGCTGGAAGTGCCACGCTGGGATGTCTTACAAGCCAGACCAGCTTTCAGAGCAACTATTTGCAAGGGCTGGAATGCTTCCAGTCCCCGCTGACGAGCTTGCCCCAGGGAGGTCGGCAAGTACAAAGTGATACCTCCGGGGCCGTCCCGGTCCATCTGGCTATGCAATAACCCCGAAGGATGGCCCCTTTTTTATGATACCGATGCCCTACAATTCGATGTCGGACCTAGCGCTACTTCAGCTTGCCATCTGGCGTGAAGCGCGAGGGGAGCCTTATGACGGCAAGCGTGGTGTGGCCCACGTCATCGTCAATCGCTCAGTCGAGTCTAATTGGTGGAATGGTCACCAAGCTGGCAGTCTCAAACGCGTCATTCTTCAACCGGAGCAATTCTCAAGTTTCAATGCCAACGACCCTAACGCTGACAAGTGGCCACTAGGCGACGACCCTAGCTTTAATGATTGCTGTGTAGCAGCAACGAGCGTCATGAGTGGTAGCGACCCCGATAACACCAACGGAGCCACATACTACTACGACACCAGCATCCAGTGGCCTAGAGCATGGGGGAATGAAGCGAATTACGTGAATACGCTGAACATCGGCAGGCTTCGCTTCTGGAAACTAAAGCCCATTATTGAGCAGGCTGACGCTGAATTTGCTCTAGGGACTGAGTAGCCTTATAGAGCCCCAACTCCTCGATATTTACCAGCTTCTCACTATAGCACACAGGTTGATATACGCATGGCGAGTACCCATCGCATGCCCCCCGTGACATGGGTTGGTCGTGCCATTGAGTGCTGCTTCTAGCCTCATCGTAACGATGAGCCTCATAGACAATCTGCTGGACGGTATCCTCGCAAACCTGCTTGGGCGGCACATTGATGGTTATATGACGCATCAACCTCTCACATTCACCCTCTAGAGCCATCTGCTCGACCCAGCCATCAGGGTCGGGGTTCTGCGCATCGGCGAGGTAGTAGGACCTCCATCCATCGAGAGCCGAGCCATCGGACTTGCGAAAGCGTAGCTTCAAATGCGGTATAGCCGGATGCTGAAACGCCCTCGCCCATGAGGAAGCTCTTCGACCATTTCGCTGCGAGCCAATCTCAACGACATGGAGCATCAGTGGACACTGGGTAACAGCGATGTCCCCGAAGGTATGCCATCCATGGAGTTCCCGGTAGAGGTCATCCTGTGACCACGAATCGACGATAATCCACCTGTGGAGCTGTCCAGACTCATCGGCCCACGAGCGGACCTGCCACTTGACGTTCTCGCTGAGCTTCGTCTGTTTCGACTCCTTGACAGTCAGCAACGTCAGGCGCGCCGCCCCCCTGACCACCGTATCGAGCATGGCGCACCAGTCCCGCGCTATCGTATACGGCTTCGACCCCGGAGGCAGGTCGAGCCCTGGATTTGACGCCTCCAGCATGTAGCGTGACTTCGCATCATTCACAGCGTCCTCAACTGGCGTGCCATTGGAGACCTGGAATATCGCCCTGCGCAGCGTGGCGGTAAACAACACCTTCGCCCTCCACCTTAGGGGCTTCCAGTGTGCGAGGAGCGCCTGCCTCTTGCAAGACTGCCACGAAGTGAGTATCGTAGCATCCATGTTGATGGAAGTTTTAGCGCTTATTGGCGTGAACCTCGTGCTCCAGGCTTTCCGGCGTTCATCAACCGTTGGAGAGCGGCAATCGAACTCCCAATGCCAACAGCCCCGGCTGCGTACTTCAATCGTTTCTCGCGAGCTTCCCTCAGAGCCTTCACAGCCGCATCGACCCGCGCAGCTTCCTGCTGCTTCAACGCCCCTGCTGCCCTGGAACGGTAGCTCGACTCCGAAACGAAAAGGTCCTTCATCTCGCTGACGGCATCGGCCCTGTCAGCGCGGTCGGCAATGGTCTGGAGTGCATCTGCCTGCTCACTCATTCCCCAGCGCTTCAGTGCTGCTACTGCTCGTTGAGAGTTCTCAGGTTTGAGTAGCGTATCGAGCGTCTTACCAGTCATCTCTGGCTTGAGCCTGCCTACACCCTTCAGTGGCGCACCATGGTTATAGAAGTCATCCATGAATTGTTTGTAGACCTTATCGGCCATCCGCAACTGGTCTAGCTTCCCCTCGCGAGCCGCCGTATCATCAATGGCCTCATCGAGTGTGCTCATGACATCCTTTACCGCTTGGATGGTCTCACCGGGTAGCTTATAACCCTCGCCAGCGGCCCTGATGCGCCCTAGAGCATTCCTAAGCTGCTTCGCCTGCATGAAGGTCATGGATTGTAGCTTCGATAGTTTATCCATGCCAGTCTCAAGTGCCGCCTGCTCATCGGCCCCGAGTCCGAAGTCGCCTCCCTCAGCGAGTATCGAATCGACGGCCTTCTGAACACGGTTGATTTTGCGCGCCAACGCCATGGTTCGGTTCATCACTCCAGGGTTGCTGTGAGCCACCTGCCTCGCTTGTGTCTCAAGCGTGCGTTGGGCTGTGGCACCGACATCTACGGGACCTTCAATCTGAGGGTAGACCTTGTTGATGACCTGCTCCCTGATGGCCTTTGGTGCAGCAACGATGGACTGTCGGATGCCCTCTTCGGCATCAGCCATCTTTGTGAGGTCGCTTGCTCGCTTGGAGACCTGCGAGGCGATAGCCTCCTCGCTGGCAGCGAGTGGAGCCTTCTGTAGGAATGGCCGGATGAGATTCGCCGCCGCGTCAATCCCGAGGTCTAGAGCATATCCTCCGGCCCCGGTGACAGCCCCCTTCACGAGAGCCTCCTTGACCTTCGGCTTCTCCCTGTTTGTGATGTCACCAGTCATGCTGCCTGCGGTCGTGCCTGCGCCGACCAGTACGGCCCTGCCGAGTCTGCCGAGACCAGCCATGGCACCAGCCTCGCCGCCAGCCGCAGCCCCGACCCCTTCCCAACGGAGCTTATTCATCTCCTTGATGGCACCTGGAGCCTTCTCGCTCACAAACTTCGACTGTTGCGGCGTCATGGCCGCTCCTCCCCAGAAGGAGGGCTCCATTTTCGGCAATACGTCATCTGGTGGTGGAGGATTTCGCCCCTTGTCCCGGTCATCCGGTAGTCCCCCTAGAGGAGCTTGTTTGAGAGCCTGCCTGCGCGCCGAGGGCACATCCGGTAGACCCTCTGGAGCGCCCGGAATGGCACCGCCCTGAGGCGATGTGCCTGAGAGGTAGGCAATGATGTCAGATTTCGAATGCCCCGCCTTCAGAGCGCCCGCAACGTCAAATCCGTTAGTCCCGGCGAGATACTGGATAATCTCGTCGTCACTGTGGCCCGCCTTCCGTGCGGCGTCCACGTCGAATTTGTTCTGCTGAGGCATTAATGTGGCCGATGGTCAAACTGTGAGAGGTCAGGCTTCGCTCCAGCCTTCGGTGGAGGTGTCGGTCCCTTTCCACCCATCTGCGACTTCACTGCTGGGGCGAGAATCGGCACCTGCACCGAGTTCTTCGCATTATTCTCAAACTGGTCAAGCAGGTCGCTGGCGAAGGCCGAGTTCGGTGTCGTCGGTCCAGGAATGAGCGCCAGCATGAGGGCCATGGAGCTATCGGTAGCGGGCGCGCCGAGCGACTGCCGCAACGACCCGACCGTCTCTTTCAAACGGATGAGCCTCGGGATGAGCTTCCGGCCATTCTCATCGAGCCCCTTATCAAGCAGCGCTTGGTCGAGCACGTTCCCGAGCCACGATACTTCCTCACCCGGAGGTGGAGGCCCTAGCTCATCCATGACGCGTGCAAACACAGCCTTGTCTTGGTCGCTGTCGAATGCCTTGAGGTACGCCCGCGCTTCCTTGATGGCAGGCGTAGACTCGGCCACGAACTTCTGCGCCGCAGCAATCTGCTGAGTCGAGAGCTGCCCGATGTGCGTGAGGCTCTTGCCATTCTTGATGGCATTGGTGGCATCGAACGCAGACATCGTAACGGTCTCGCCACTATCCGCATCGAGATAGTTACCAAGCTGGTACATAGCCCGGTACATCGCATAGCCCTTACCACGAGCCATCTGAATACCACTTTGTATCTTATTATACTCGTCAATAGACTTCTTCGCGAGGTCTCTATCTCCGGCCTTAGCATTCGGGTCGATGGAAGTGCGGATAGTCGCAAGCAGCGACGTGCCAGTAGGAGCCTTACCCTTCTTCGCGGTGGCCACGGCCTCGATGTTATCGAGAGTCTTCTTGGCTCCCTCGACATCACCATTATTCATCTGCTCAAGAGCGCGGGCTTGCTCCTTTTTGAGCGGGTCCGCAGTTCCGTGCGTATCCTGCCAGTGCTTGGTAATCTCGCTGGCAGTCGGCTTGCGTCCATTTTCACTCTCAAACTGAGTCATCCACGCGCCAAGCTCGCTCGTCGCTGGCTTCGCACCCTTCTCAAGAGCCTTGGTCCTTGCAGCCTGCTCAGCGAGTTCCTGCCTGCGCTCCGTGGAGGGATAAGCCACGCTGGCCGCTTCACCTGCCGGGAAGGGGAGTGCGGCCTTAGAACCCGAAGGCTTCCCCGTCCCCCGTGCTTTTGGGGGTGATGCTCCTTGAGCTGCGGGGGGCGGTGTTGGTCCACCTTTTCCCCCTCCCACAGCCGGATAGAGCGACGCGGCCCCCGGTGGTAGCTGTGTGGAAGACCCTCCAATCGGAGTCTGCTCGCTCATTGGCTGGCCGCCACCTTGACTTTGCGCCTGATTGAAGCGATGCCCGAGAGTCAGCACCGTCCCGAACTTCTGGAATAGGTCCTTGAGTGGCTTAGAGTTGCCGTAGATTTTCTGGAGCTGCGTGAGCGCCTGTTGATGTTGGAGCTGCAACATCTGATTCTTCTCGTCCTGCGTAGGCTCGCGCCCATTCTCCTGCTTGAACTTCTGTATCGCGGCAGGCGATAGTTCGCCGGAGTGCAGCGAATCCAGGTAAATCTGCGCTTGAATATCCTGCATCCTGCGGTCATTGTCCTTGTGTTCCTTCACCTTCTCGTCGAGCTTGCCCGCGATACCGGGAAAGAACCCTGATGCGAATCCACCCATCGTCTACCTCCTACGCCAGCGCCAGAGCATCCATGAAGATGCTCGCGGCGGCTGAGCCTTCTGCCTGTTGCTGAGCGTCAGTTTGGTCTTTAGCCTGCGTAGCGAGCTTCCCGGCATCCGATGTAGCATACTCAGCCAGTTGCCCGCCTTGAATTGCCGACGCCGCTTCGAGTGTACCAATTTGCGCTTCCTTCGCCCCGATGTCCCCAAGCTCCTTTGCAGCCCCAGGGCGCACACCGAACAGTAAATTGTCGATAGTCGCTCGGGTCTTGTCGTCAATCTGCTGGTTGGACGCCGATACTCCTCCACCTCGCGCCGTTCCTGACGCCCCGAGGTTGCGTTTTGACGCATCCCCGGCACCAATAGCAGAATTCACTGCTGGAGCTTCAGCTTGGAATAGGTCGCTCCTATTCCCACTGAGGAGCTTCTTATAGTAATTGCCTGCTTGAGACAAGTCTCCGACACCAGCATTCGTGACGTTCTGCCCTGAAGTGCCTAGACCCTGCGCAAAAGGCAACGCCCAGTTAAAGACGTTGTTCAAGTTGCCGAACGACTGCAACTGCACCGTGCGGTCGGTCTTGCTACCGCTACCACCGATTCCTAAAGAAAGCCGCCCATGAAGCGTGCCTCCTCTCTAATCCATCATGGATGCCGACCAGCGAAGGCCACACTTGATTCGGCTAACCTGACTTTGCTGAATGCCGAATTCTCGTGCGATGACTCGCTGGTTCTCCCCAGACATAGCACGCAAGCGGATTATTCCAACCTGCTCTGGAGATAGTTTAGTAACTCGACCTCTGCGGATGTTCTCTACGCAGGTGGTCGGGGTTAGGTGATTAGGATTGACGCAGTGGCGAATACGACATAGATGGTCGAGTCCGTCACTGCCCGCTGTTGAGTCTTTCAAAGTTGGGTCGATGTAAGCTCTGTAGAATAGTCGATGCCCTCCTATGGTTCTGCAATTTCGTGCAATTTTGGCATAGCCCCACTTATTTAGGCCTCCTTGCCAGAGCCAGCATGGTGTCGTGTATCCCATATCCGCCACCCTATAGCCTAGTTACTCCTCTCGTTAGGCATCACGTACACAGGGTCAGTAATCCTAACCATGCCACGCGCTTCGCACATCTTTGCAGCGAGTGGATTCTCAGCTACCGCCATGTAACCAGTAGCACCCGCTTCATCAAGAAATTCCTTCATCACATCCACTAGAGTCTCAGCCACTTCGCTACCTCGCGCACTCGGCGTCACCCAGAGCCCATCGACGTGTGGCAGCCATCTGAGGGGGAAGAATCCAACGAGCTTCCCATCCGCCTCAGCGACTAGCACTCGTGATAGCTCCCGCACCAGCGGAGCCCATCCTCGTATGGCGATGATGTCGGCAACCCTCTGCCAGTCCGCGTCATCCGCGAATGGTCCATCTATCCATCTATAAGTAATGTTACTCATTGGATATTCAGTGTCACCTGACACCCATCTCCAGTGTTGTCCGCATCAATCAGGAAGTCATAAGGATTGAATATGTTCCGGTTCATCGCCGCAGCAGTAAGCCTAAACACTGGCGGGTACACCCCAGTCGTACCCTGTGAGAGAGTGGCAATGAGCACACCGTAGTCGTCACGATTCCCCGACCCCGCTGTGCCGCCACGTTTGAGGATATAGATATTCCCAGTGTTAATCTGCGTACCGTGTGACGCCCCGACCTTCGCGGCTTGGAAGAGAATCTCGTAGGCCCTCACCGTGTACTCATAGGACTGCGTGCCCGTCTTGGCGTTGGGGTCGTTCACGCTCGATGGGTCCACGAGACTCATGATATTCACAGGTGTCCCAGGGGTGACGTTGACAATCATCCCAAGAGGCCAAATCGGCCCTTGCCGCAGATTCAATACGGAGTTCGCCATCTTACCCTCCCAGTCCTAGGCGTACTATAACCTAGCTGACGATGAATGTTCCAGTGGATTTATTCCACTTGACGGTGGCCCCGTTGCTGAGGGTCGTCGTGTCCACAGGTTGTACCCGGAGCCCGCAAATCATGGTGTCGGTCGGCCCGGAGCCCGGTGGATAAGGGCTGGATGGCTCCTCACTAGGCGCACTCGTCGCGGCCATCAACTTGTCATGGGCATCCTGTAGCGCGTAATGCTGGTCGAGCATGATGCGGAGTGTGTTCTGCATCTTCTCGGGTGTGTCGATTTGATTGCTTGTCGGGTACCACCGACTAGATTGGACCTTGCTCAACGGGCTTGCCTCCTAGGTTGCGGAATATCGTGTACGCATCCGGTCTCCCCCACTGGCCAGCCCAGACTTCAGAGTGGTCCTCAAAAATCTGGAATGGAGCCGTAGAGGTTCCACGAAATTGGAATAGCATCCCCTTGTTTGGACCAACTGGGAAAGTCGTCTTCTGGAACTGTCCACCTGTTGATGGCAGGATAATCGGTGGAGGGTTCATCCCATCGTATGTGGTGATAGCCAGCGTGATGGGAGCCGTCGCGACATAAGCGACCAGTAGCTGCCTAATATGAAAGAACCCATCCAACCCATACGAAGAGCCGAATGTCGTCCATCCAGCATCATAGGCAGGCTGCACCACCCAGCTCGGCTGCCACGCATACAGATTCGTGAAGTCCGTCTGCTGCGTGAAATCATCGAACCATCGTAGAAACAGCCCAAAGAAATCACTGATGATGACACCGCTCAGGTCATACGGTAGCCGGACCCTAGA